GGAGTAACCACAATGATTGCAATATACAGACAGAACAACAAAGACTGGGTTCTCTCCACTGTGTTTGCCGACAATGTCGCAGGCATGATGTGGCGGGAATGGTTTGAGAAAGGCGGCTATCAAACCATGACCAAGACCGTCAACTCCGTAAGCGAGCTAACTGACGTCCTTTCCCCTGAGGAAGAGCTGATGTCGGAGATTTTGGCCGGGGAAAGATCCGGTGGGTTCAAAGGAGTCGATGATGAATAAACCCATTCACAAGATGACCACGCGTGAGCTTAACAAGGAGTATAACTCCCTGCAGTTCCGCATGAAGGAATTGAGCTGGAACGCGAGTGAGGTCCTGCGTTTGTGCCAGATCGAGCGCGAGATGGAAGACCGTGGGCTAATTGCCGTTCCAGACTTCAAGTTCGAGGCCGTTTCTTGACAACTTGTTGACAATATGAATCTTATCAGCAATTACGTCGAAGAGACAGTGTTCGACCCGGACAATGTGGTGCTAGCCGATGGCTTAGACGACGCCTTTGTGGGTGTTGGCAATGCTTTCGGTGGCACCCCTTGTGCCATTTACGACAAAGACAAAGTCATTGGAATCCTTATGACGCGGGACGTTATGACCTACGAAGAAGCGTGGGAGTTCTTCGAGTTCAACATCGCCGGCGCCTACGTCGGTGAAGCTACGCCCATCTTCATGAGCGTAATGGAAAGACCAACTGGTCAGTTCAAAGAGACACAGACCAGCAGCAGCTCGGCTGTGCTTACCCAAACAAAACCCAAACCCAAAACAAAACGGAGGAAAGTTAAATCACAATGAAGATTCATAAAATAGATGGAGAGCTGTACGTGGATTGGACATCCCCAACAGCTGTAGTGAAAGAAGTTCTCAAGATAGCCGGTGTTGCAATCTTTGGGATTGTCAGCTTCTACGCCCTGTGGGTGTTGCTGGACCTAATCGCATGACCATCTCCAAGCAGAAAGGAAGTAATACACATGACAGATGAAAGAGAGCAAGAGATTCGCGAAGAATGTAAGTGGGACGAGATAAGATGTCGTCAGCTTGACCGTGAAGATCGAGAGAACGGGACTGGCGACTACGCTCCTAGGGAGGACTGGCAATGAAAAGTTCGATTCCGAGCAAAACACTTTGTGCCCGTTACTTCTTAGAAGGCAACGCTCCCAAGTGCAAAGGCAAGTATCAAAAAGTTAAACAAAGTTACCTGATTGCAGGCAAACGGATTCCCAATCTCTTGTTGTACATATGTGACAAGTGCGGGCACACGACTCTCCCTTGGGCATCCGCATTACGAGTCGACAAAGCAACCGCTAAACACAGAGCAAAAATCAAAGAAAGGAAACAACATGGAAACAAACCTAAAAGATAAGAAGACAAAAGAGCTAGAGGCCAAATGGCTAAAGCGATGCGAAGAATGGGATTGGAATTCTAGTATTGCTGACATTGCAAGGGATTTGAAAGACGAAGGTATCGAGTACAGGACAGCAGAGTTCAGCATTGTTGAACGAGTCTTCAATAAATACTTCGGTGGCAAGAATCATATGACGGGAGTGAACAGCGAAGGCATACCCGTCGTCCCCACAATGGAAGCCATCGGGGAAATCCTCGAGCAAATCTAATCGCAACATGAAACCCCCGCCAGCAGAGATGTGCGTTGACTGCCGAACTGGAATTTACCAGTGGGTCACAAAAGATGACTTTATTGCAGGCATCACCATTAAAGATTTGCGGCATCAAGTATGCGACAACTGCGGCGAAGCCGTCTATGGAGCGCCAGCGCTAGAACGGATTAGCCGCGAAGTAAAAGAACATAAAGAAAGGAAAACGAAATGCCTAAAAAGACAAAGACAAAAGAACTAATGATGACGATAGACACAAGCAACAACGCCCTCAATGGCATCCCAGTTATACAATTCCTGGTAGCCATGCAAGGGCTGGAAGCTCTGGGTCGCGGCATGATGTTAACTCGGACTGCCACTCCTCAGCGTCTCATGGAGATTATATCGGCCATCAGCGGTGTTAAGTACAAACGAACCGACAGAAAATTGGCGCTCGAGCATGCGTATGTAATTGAGCATGCAATGAAAGAAAACAGAAGACAGCTGCAAGAGGACGCAGCACTTCGATGAGCAACAACCTACGGGCTTGGTTTGGCGAAGTGAAGAAAGGCGAAGTCCTTGTTGAGACTGAAACTGGTAAACAGTTTGTTGTCGTTGGCAAGGGTGCCAGTACAGCGCATCTAAAAGTGAAAGACATAAACAAACGTGTTTATGAGTTTCACAATTGTTTCTTACACCCCTACTGCGAAGGAGAAACACCATGAGCTACACCCTGCGCGAGTGTGACTGTGGTTCAGGAAGGAGTTCCGATTGGGAATATGACGGTTACGGCCTACCGCTGTGCCGTACCTGCCCTGACTGCCGAGACACAAAGATTGGCAAGTTCCGGTCAGACATCTTCTCGCGGTACCAGTGCGATGAACCAATTGAAAATGATTACTAGGTGACCAGACCCCGATGGCAGCTCACCCCTGCCATTCGGTCTGTTCACGATGAACAGACATTAACCAATAAAAAGGAGGATACTATGAGTCACATTATCACCCCGACAGTTGAACAAGTCGACACGTTCGGCGAAGCAACAGATCGGAAAAACAAAGCGGACAAGTTACGTAACGCTGTGTACCCGCTATTCAAACTAAGTTACGAGCAAAACAACATCGGAACCTTTGTCGGCACACGCTGGCAAGTCAAAGCAGCAGAGACCACACGGTCTTCGTTAGACGTGTACCTGCTGATTGAAGCCCTTGCGAAGCTTGGCATTGAAGCCCCTGCCCAGTTGGTAGACGGCTGCTACACCAAGAACACTTACCCTTCGTTTCGGGCAAGCCCTATCCCGGTGTTAATCTAATGGTTATTACACAAGATAGACCGTCGCCCGCGTCAACGGGCGTCAAATCAGAAGTTGGTTTCACCATTGACCCACGCAACCTGGCACACGTTGTCGGATTGTTGCGCGATGCTTACTCAGACCCAATCGCTGCGGTCTTGCGTGAGTATTCCGTCAACGCCTACGACGCACACGTCGAAGCCGGCATACCCGATAAGCAAGTGCATATCACCCTGCCCGGCCGGTTTGACCCAACACTCAAGATTCGCGACTTCGGTCGTGGCTTGAGCGAAGATCAGATCGAAGGCTTGTTTTGTAGCTACGGTGCTTCCAGCAAGCGAGAAAGTAACGATTACACCGGTTGCCTCGGCATCGGCTGTAAGTCAGCGTTTGCAATAACGGACTCGTTCTCCGTAACTACATACCACGGAGGTCGAGCACGTACTTACTCCTGCTACCTTGATGAGTCGGAGGTTGGCAAAGCGGCATTACTCAGCGACGTCGCTTCCAAAGAGACTGGTCTCTTAATTAGCATCCCGATCAAGAAAGATCAGATGAGTGAGGTCGAGTCGACCGCAGTCAAAGTGTTTCGGTTCTTTAAGGTGCAACCGCACATTGAGAACCCAAGCACAAAGACCACGATCGAATTGACCAGGCCACGCTACGACTACGATGGCGGCGACATCAAAATTGCTAAGGAATCCGGCGATTCAATGGTCATCATGGGTAACATTGGTTATCCGCTTGAGGCCAGCCAATTGCCCTCTGACAAGCTGCGTGAGATAGTTAACCATCACACGATTCACTTGCACATGCCCATCGGGGCGGTGGACATCGCCCCATCTCGCGAAGACTTAAAGTACAATCCTCGCACCAAAGCGGCGCTCGTGGCTGCTTTGAGCAAGGGCTTCGTAGAGGTGGGTCAGAAGGCTGTAATGGATATCGCGGGAAGCACAAACTTGCTAAACGCTTTAAGTGTTTACGAGGTAGTTTTTAACGCGTATCACCTCGGCCCTTATATTCGCAAGCTCGGTCTGACGCCAAAGTACAAAGGCAAAGAGCTCAAAAGCTCTTCGCTGAGCGTAAGTCTGTCTGAGGAAGAGATAGCCAAACACAGAGTCACTGTAAGGAGGCTAAGTAAGCTTCGTTACAACCGACGTGGTAGGAACTACGAGCTTACTGCTACTGATTCAATAGACGTTCGTAGCGGCACGGTTGTGTACCTAGACACAAAGTCATCGGTGCATGACTTCTTCGGCAGAGTCCGCACTTTACTGGAGACGCCGGACTTCGAAATTGCGTACGTTGTCAAAGCTCGCGGCAACGGCTTTGACTTCTTAAGCAAGAAGCACCCGCTGCTTCAAGAGATACAATTCACGCCAATCGAAGATGTGGCTTTTACCGAAGCTCCCAAGACAACAGTCAATGGAGTCTCGGCAGGCCCTATCGCTAAGCACGACGAAGAAGTGTTTACACTCGATACGGCAATGATTGGCCGATACTCCAACAAGCAGTCAGATTATTGGAAGAGCGCCAAGGTCAACCTCAGTAATCCCAATGGTGGCGTTTACTTAGAGATTGATCGTTTCCTCATCAATGGTGTTACGTCACCAAGGAACTTTGAGGATACTTACAATTCGTTTTGTAAGCTCGGCTTTGACGAAAAGGTGTATGGCTTCAAGCCGTCTGTAGTTGAAGAGATCAAGAAAGGTAATCATCCGCAATGGGTGAGCTTGCATGACAAGCGCATCGAGCTGCTCAACGCTAAGATTGCCAGAGATCCAGACGCTTTCTGGAACCACTACTTCTTCGTTCAACATAAGAGTGGCCAAGAAGATCATGTCGATTCGTTCATGTCAGAAGAGCTGGTGTTGCCAGCTGGCTCTGTTGCACATCAGTACCAGCAAGCTTTGAGAGACTGTTCTAAACATACAGATCTCATAAACCGTTGCCGGTACGAAGTTGAAAATCATGCGGCTTCTATGGCAGCAAACATTAAGCCAAAGATTGACTGCGATCTGTTGCAACAAGCTTACAACGCTCGGTACCCAATGAACATACATTGGGACTGGGACAACGACTCCTTCCTTAAAGACAACACAACTATTAAGGCAAGACGTCAGCGTAACTTCAAACACCTTTCGGATTACATTCAGCTGGTTGACGAATGCAAACCGATCAAAACAACAATCAACCAAAAGGAGGTTAAGTAATATGGAAGTAGCATCAATCATCAATCGCGATTCCCTCTCCGCCACAATCGGTACGGAATCGTTCAACATCCCCAGTTCTCATCCCAAGTTTGAGGACATACGGAGGGCGTTGCTAGACGGAACACCCGGCGAAGAGATTCTGCCGATGTTCCAGACTGCTAAAGCTGTAGTCGACTATACTGACGGAGCTATTGAGATTCGCGGTGGCAAGGTGTTCTTTGCCAACGAGGAAGTTGGTGGCTCGGTGGTAGACCGCATTCTAGAGTTCATGTCGGAAAAGTTGCCCAACAAGCCACTATTCCGCTTCCTAGAACGCGTCATGCGCAACCCATCCATGCGCAGTCGCGAGCAGTTATACGACTTCTTGGAGCACAAGAACCTGCCACTCACGACCGATGGCAAGTTCCTTGCTTACAAGAGCGTTAGCCGTGAATACATGGATCATCACACTGGCAAGATCTCCAACAAGATCGGCAGCGTGATCGCCATGCCACGGCATCGGATCTCAGACGATCCTAGCCTTGGTTGTCACACCGGCCTTCACGTCGGTGCGCTCCAATACGCAGCAGACTTTGGCGGCTCTGACCGCAAGGTAGTCATCTGCGAGATCGATCCTGAGCATGTAGTGTCTGTGCCACTTGACTGTGAGTGCCAGAAAATGCGTGTCTGTCAGTACCGTGTGGTAGCTGATTACACAGGTCCGATCGAAAGAAGCCTTGTCGATGATTACGACGATGAAGAGTCGTACGACGAAGACGAAGTAACCTCAACCCAATAAGGAGATCGATGGCTCCGGGGGAAATCCCCCCGGGGCCGTCACATTATTATGAGTCTACTTAACAGAGCGGCAGTCAAACGTTGCGCGTTGGACATGGCCAGCTTCAAGTTCAAGGAGCGCAACAAGACAAGATTAGAGATGGGCATCGCACCAATGAAAGCTTCTCCATCAAGAGTAAGCAGTCAATTCATGGATACTTTTGAAGCCAAAGTGATTGGGTTATTAACCTCAATGGTTAACGATCACAAGACTGGCTTAACACTATAAACGAAAGGAAACAACATGTTACAAAAAATAGCTAACCCTCCCCTACCCGTCGTATGGGAGTCAGGAAGATTGGCCAAGACCTTCGGTCAGCCAGAAATGAAACGCTGTGCAACCTCTGACTTTCCGGAGGATCATTGCACTGTTCGCACTCATGCCGTCCGAGAAGGTTCGAATGCTCACGTCGCCATATACTTCAAGCGCGCCGACCAAAACAGAATGGTCGCTTACATGTACGGTGAACAGGGCGATAGGAAAGTTGGATTCAACAGCGGGGGCTGCTCAGTCCTTGATCTACCCCACGTACTAAAGATCATCAACGACATCGAAGGAATGTTGGCTTCGCTCAAGTCTTGACATTTTATGATCAATACTACTACGCCAGACGCATTCTTCGATTCACTTACCAAAAAGGAAATTGATGACCAAACCCAGTACTGGATAAAGCACACACCTAACTCAATCGACGAAGTCTTTCGACGTTGGTTGTTTGCTTACACCTCCATCCACACAGGTTGGCAAGCCAATGTCATGGGCTATCAGGCCATCAAGGACTTCATTCACTGGAAGTGGAACAAGTCAGAGTTACGCAAGCGGTTACGCAAAAGCGGTTGCGGTATGCACAACGTGCGCACTAACTACATTTGGGAATTCAGCAAGAAGTTTTGGTCCAATACACCTGACTACCTGGCGCAAGCCGGCGAGTCTTGGCGCTCTTACCGCGACAGGCTTGTACAAAACAACAAGGGTATCGGCATCGCCAAGGTAAGTTATGTCTTGGAATTAATGTACCCCCTCACCTGCAAGGTGCTGTGTGGTGACATTCATCAGTGTCGCGCCTACGGATTCAAAACAAATCTCGGGGACGACGGCACTGACAAGCATAAGTACGAAACAATGGAGTATCACTGGGTTCAAAAGAGTATTGCCTCCGGAACTAGTGGTCCCGTAGCTCGTCAGATCTTCTGGAATCGCATGAAGAAACAACCCAACAGCCGATTCTGGAGTTGGGTATTCGAAGAAGAAAGCTTCGCTATCACCAACCCGTCATGAAAGCCCGTTGGTTCATGCATTACAACAAGCCTGAAAGCAGGCGCAAGGGTCATGCCGTTATGACTCTTCACTACAAAGACGTCTGTCACCTGGTTCGCAACGTCGTGGTTAACACGCCCTGCGAAAGCCATGAACGGACAAATCAACCCCGCTGCGTAATTCGTGGCTGGGCAACTGATGTCGTCATTAACGACGGCATCGCAACCATCAACTGAAAGGATACCAATGAAAATACTAACTCTCGATGAAATCAGAAACCAAGCGCCCGCAGCGTTTGCAACTCAACCCAACCCGAAAGTCTCAAAGCGCTACGGGTTCATCAGCACAGTAGAAACTCTTAAGGCTTACGAGAACCTTGGTTGGTTCCCCGTCAAAGCCCGTCAGTCCTTCACAAGGATCGAAAGCAATCGACCTTACACCCGCCACGAGATCACCTTCGCTCGTCCGGATGAGAAACCGATTGAGAAGCTTGGCGACGTGTCACCTCGCATCCGCCTGCTCAACAGTCACGGGACGGAATCCACCTGGAACAACATTGCCGAGCTGTGCCGAATGATTTGTAGCAACGGCTTAGTCGTTTCAATGGGTTCTGCCTTTGACTTCCGTGTTCGCCACACAATGTCAGCTGTCGAAAATATTACGGAAACCATTGGGAAGATAGGAGAAGCCTTCCCCATGATTCTGTCCAAAGCAGAAGCTTGGTCACAGTTAAAGCTTGGTGACGGCAAGATTCTCGCTCTTGGCGCAGCTGCTCTGTCTATTCGGTACGGCCAAGATGAGTCCAAATGGCCAGCCAATCCAATGGCGATCTCGTTAACTACGCGTCGCCAAGACGACGTAGGGAACGATCTGTGGACGGTGTTCAACAGAGTGCAAGAGAACATTACCCGCAACGGCAACGTACCAACCAACAAAGTTAACAATCGCCGGCGTTCGATTCGGACCATCCGATCAATCGATTCCGACCTAACCATCAACAAGAAATTGTGGGAAGCCGCCGAGCAACTGGCGCTTTCCGCCTAACCCTGAAAGGAACTATGAGAAAAGGAAGACCACGTATCTATTGGGACAAGCTTGTCCAAGGCATTCGTCGCCGCGGACACTTGTCACAACAACAACTAGCAAACCTGCTCAACACCAGCCAACCAGTCATAAGCAACTGGGAATGGTCGGTGGCCGAGCCTCAGCTCCGCTTCAAGCGGAAGCTAGAGGTTCTTGCTTGACCGTATATGCCAAAGACCTACTCAAATTCGGCAACGGTAATGCTAAACTTGAGGAAGGTATTTACCACGTCAGCCTGTTGTCAGGCCACACGTGCCCCTATGCCCAGGAATGCCTGGCAAAAGTTAATCTTTCTACTGGAAAGATTATCGACGGTAAGGGAGCGTCATTTCGGTGTTACTCCGCGTCCATGGAAGCCATGTACCCTGCCTTGCGTAGGCAACGTGAGCACAACACTAACCTGTTGCGCTACAAGTATCCTACCTTTGAGGGCATGGTTGGCTTGATTGAGCGGTCTCTGCCGGTGCATGCGCGCTATATTCGCATTCATATTGGCGGTGACTTCTTCAATCAAATCTACTTCGACGCTTGGGTTGAGACGGCCAAAAGAAATCCTGGAATTATCTTTTACGCCTACACCAAGAGTTTGAACTTCTGGGTAGCTAGGCTCAACGATATCCCGGATAACCTCAGGCTGACTGCTAGCCGAGGCGGCTATTGGGACCACCTCATTGATACGCATAACCTACGCTCTGCAGAAGTTGTGTTCAGTGAATCGGAGGCAAACATACGTGGACTAGAAATAGACCACGACGACAGCCATGCTTACGGAAACGACCCTAAGTCGTTTGCCCTACTACTTCACGGCACACAGCCAAAAGGCAGCAAAGCGGCAGAATCGCTATCGTCACTACGAAAAGCTGGGTTCAACGGCTATTCCAACAAAAAGAAAGAGGTACACCTTGGAGTTTAATTCAATTCCAGACCCAGTAAGCACACCAAACAATCTTGATCGTGAGCATGTCCTCCGTAAGTTCTCGGACGTCGGATGGCATGTTAACGGCAAGTTCTATTACACTCCTACAAAGGGTGTAGGGTTATCGTATCCAGTTGAGTATCAAGCCCTCATTGACCCATGGGGCGCAACACGAGAAGACCAGGTGGTTAACTTCTCAATCGACATACCAAATCAGTTGGCAGAAGAACTACTGACTCCAGTTCGAGATGCCGCTAGGCAAGTCATTCATGGCGACCTTAGTAAAGCTGAGTTAGCAGGTTGAATCACACGCTGCCCCGGGGTTCTATCCCCCAGGGTGGCACTTAACAGAAAGGAAACATGAAACTATTCTTAACATTACTACTCGCAGGCCACACGTTACTTGCACAAGAGATTGTCATATCAGCTAACCCTGATCTGCTTTATTCAACTGCAAATGATTATGGCCCTTGGGGCGCGCCAGAGTTCCTTAATTCGCCTAACAACGATTACGGTCCTCTTGGAAGCCCTGAGTTCATAAGTAGCGTAACGAATGAATATGGCTTTGGTGTAACTGCAACTGAGCTTCAGTTGTTTACCCCAAACTCAATTACGCCGCTTGAATTAGATATTCTAAATACGCCCTAGTTTATTTAGGTTGGCCCTTCGCTGCGCACAAGCACCACATGTTTTGATGCTTGTGCCAGCGATGCGGTCAATTACTCCCGCTATCGGTTGCGCAATCGCGCTAACCGCATCCCCCAAACCAAACTCTTCACACCACTTGCCCCTCTCACCAGGTAAAATCTTATCGCAGATTTGATCTTGTATCAGTTGCCCAAGACTCGACGGCACCTCAAAGCCCTTAGATGCCCTCTTGTTTACTGCTGTGGCAATTAGATTTTGATACGTGTTTTCTAACATTACTTCTTTTGTAAGAGGATCAGTAAATTCCCAACCGTTTGGCGGTGCTAACGCTAATGTTTTAAGTCTCATTATGTGGGTATCTTGACATGTTTTGTTCAAGACTCAAGCTTGTGTATGGATGATTTTGATGAAGTTGATGAGCTTTTTCGCGATGACGAAGACGATGATGTCGTTCCCGAAAAGATTTTGCTCAACGGAGCTACTGATGTTGGAACTCTTCTGCTTCGATATTTCCTAAGCGCAGCCATTGCCGACAATAACGGCGTACTAAACATAAGCCGCAAAGCACTAGCCGAAATAGCTGCCAAGTGTGATACCCATAAGTCCTTTGAGATCTGGACTTCAGCAGATTTTAACCAAGACGGCGTTGAGTTAAGAGTTAACTGGGTCGACTAATCTTAATCCACGTTACGAGGGCCAAGCTCTCGAGTCATTTGCTTCCGCTCGCTTGCCTTATCCCAAAGCTCATATTTATTTAAGACAAGTACGTCTGCAAGCTTGTTCGCTTTGCCAGTAAGCCGAGTGATTTCGTTCTGGACATCACCTGCCCCTCGAGAGGGCAGTTCCTTCACCCATTCCGGATCTCGAAGTCTTTCTCTTAGAACCCTTGCTCTCTCCATTACCCAATCATCACGTTGCTCGTCGTTAAGCGTAATCCCCCTCACCCTTACAATTCTATCTGGCATCGATACCCAAGCGCGTTGCTTGGCTAGCTCAGACCACAAAGGATCTGGATTATCTCGGTACCTCAAAACAATATCCGCATAGTTGAACAAAGCCTGCTTCGCCCTATCCCAATTATCTTTAGGAACCGAAGCACCGTCTGAGAGCATTGGCTCCCCAAGAACGTTGGTCATTGGCTTGTTAAAGTTCCGCAAGAACGGGATGTTTCCAAGAGCCATCGCCATCACGCCGGTCGCACTATGGACATTTCCAAACTTATCAGTCTTCTCAGGGAAGATCTTTCTATCCGCTTCAGTCAACAAGTTGCCAAAAGCCAAGGAGCTGCCCGTCTTCATCAGGAAGCCAACAGCCTTTCTATCCCATGTTGCGCTCTCCAAGTTACTTAAATCGCTAAGAGTTTTCACTCCACCAAGGAAGGGAACATCCAAAACGCCGGCACCAAACGATTTGAAGGCGGCCAATGTAAATTGCATCGCCACCTCGCTAGACGCCGCTTGGTCAGGTTTCTCGTACTTCGAGTAATCGCTCATGTATCCCAAAGCCTTAAAGACAAGGTAGGTTGGCGACCAGTTCGGATTCTTGAACCAAAAGTTACCAATCTTAATGCTATCCGCTTGCCACTTACCGCTATCAATTAAAGCTTGTTTGTAAGCAAAGTCAGTTGGTCCTCGACCAGAGAAATCAATAAAGTGTTCTTTCTCCTCTTTGTCGTCGTCACACATTCTCCCAATAATTGCGGCAATACCCGCGGCAAGCGCCACCATCCCAAAGATTCCACTGCCCAGCTCCATTGCTTTCATGTCGCTCGGTTTTGTCCTTTTGCCCTCCCCGTAAACGGTCACCGTATCGCTCCCACTCTTGAGCAACCCGTAACCCACCCAGTTCAACCAGTTCTGATAGACCGACGTTACGATTCCGTAGAAAGGCTGAACTAGCTTTGCTGCAAGGTGTTCGTTTGACCACCCTTCTAACAGCTTCGAAAGCTTCCCAAGAACACCGATAGGCTTGTTTGTATTTGCCATCACGGTACCTAGGAAGAACGCGTCTTCTGTAATTGCCCCGACCATTCTATCAATAGCTACCTTCTCTGACTGACTGCCCTTATTCCATACCCTGTTCCAATAAGAATTATTAACTCCTCTATTCCTTCTCATTCTCAAATACAATTCCTGCCTAAAGTCTAGCGTCCCGGGCTTTAGCCTTTCACCCCGCTCTTGCCTTGCCTCTGCTTCCAACTCTTGAACAATCCCAGGGCCTTCAAACCCATTAGGCAGGTACTCGTTTCTGCCAGCAATCTGTCGGCCTAGCTGTAAGACATTCTTTAGATCAGTAGACAATAGCATATCAGCTTTCGGGGCTAATCCTTGATAGTTGTTTTGCAAATCCTTAACCACATCTTCGGCAGCCAAAGCTGCACATATTTCCGTGTAGAATGTGGTGGTTCCCAAATCCAGAGAGTTATACAACCTGGATATCAGCACTCCCAAGCCTGTCGGGCTAACCTGAATAACCGGAGTTGTTTCAGGATAGGCTGGTGCTCGAACTGTGCCAACTCCCGCAACCTTGGCCGCGCCACGCACCAACTTAAATGTCTTATCCCATACACCCTTTGAGATCGCAATCTTGGGCCAAATCCCCTTTCGGTTCCATCCAAACCAAAGTTCAGCCATCCCGCTAATCCATCGGCCAAACGATGATTCCGCGTTAATCCTAACACCCCCTTCAGCCATAATCTCTGGCAAGGGCCTACCCGAAATACGGGAAGCAAGAGTCTTGCCAGGAGCTAAGGCTTTTCCAGCGCTGTCTCCGGTCGCAAGCAAATCAACAACCTCGACAAAAGCTGTGTTCAAAGCCCTAGGCAAGGCCTTGTAAACTGCTTTCGTTGAGGAAAAGCTTTTCTCTTTGGCTGCCCTCATCCCAAGGATTGAGACAAGATTAAGAGTATTCCCGATAGGTGAGAGCAAGTTTACGGAAATGGTTTTTACACCCTGAAGAATGTTTGTATAGAATTGCCCAACAAAAGCCTCAAGCACTGTTACCCCGGAGTCTTTCTTTATCTCGTCGAGAATATCCAACGTCTTGGTAGCTGCGCTCCTTGAGTTTGGTCCGTTCGGGTCGTTGACAATTTCTTCTGCTAGCTCACGGATTTTCTCTGCCGACTGCTTACTGATCGACCAATCTTCGTTCTGAAGTTTGAGCTTCTTAGCGATAAACTTGTAAATGTCCTCGTCCGTCAAATTCCCCGTCAGCGCCAGCTTAACAATACTGCCAGCGTTTTCTTTTATCACCCTTGTTGCTTTGTTATCCGCCTTTCCAAATAGGCGCTGCATCGACTTCTGAAACTCTTCCTTAGCAAGTGTCTCAAGTTCTTCCGACACTTTCGTCAACACACGATTCAGTGTTTCTGGCTTAACCTCTATTCCGCTAACCCGAAGTTCTTTGGTCAACTCCGCAAGGACTTCAGCTTTTCTGCCAGCAAGCAGATACCGTCTATTAAAGACAAAGTCTTTAAAGTTAAACGCTGGTGTCGTCATGAAAGCCCGAATGTCTGATTTTGTAAACGGCTCGTCCATTGCTTCAGACATGGCCTGCATAATCTTTGGGTAGCTGCCCTCGTCCACCGACTCAGCCAATTGACGATTAACAATGTCGATTGCCTGGCCAAGAGATTCCCACGAGTTCATGGCGTCCCTAAATCGCTTGAGGGAGAGAAGCTTCCTTTGCTCTTGGCTGAGTCGGCTTCGTGTAAGGATTAACTGCCCCTCCGCTTTAAGTTGAATTCGTTCTTTAAGAATCCTTCGTATAATCCCAACAGCAGTTTCGTGAGGCAAAAGCCTTTCCTTGTCTTTATTAGCCAAGGCTTTCTCAAAGTTCTGAACAAACCCGTTTATGACATTATCGAGGATTGCTCTGCTAGCCCTAGATACAGCTTGCCCAGGCTTAGCGGAACCAACGCCAGCCAAATCGTTCTGGTCATCCAAAAGTTTTGTGTTTCCAAAACGTTTCCAAAGATGGTTTCGGTATTCCCCCGTAGTTTTCTCAGACTCTTCGTCTAGAACGTCCTGAGCTTTCTCAATATTCTCCAACATCTTCTCTTTTGATACACCAAGTTCACTCGCTGCCTGGTCTAGTGTCCCTGTCCCCTTTTGGAGGAGAGCTGCAGTACCTTCGGCAATTGTTGCGGAGAGCTGCCGTTGTTTTTCCTGCGTTTCCTCGGCACCCTTGAGCAACGCTATCATTTCCTTGGCAGTCTTTATCTGCTGATCCAAGACAGTTGATAACGTGTTTGTGCTCATCCTCTGCCACTCGGCCGACGTGGAAGAGATGTATTTGGCCTTAAGCAGCAACTGTGCCCACACTCCGTTGTTTGCGGCCTCGTCGATGAGGCTACCCAGTTTCTGTACGTCAGGAGAGTCAAACACTTTGCCAAGAGCTTTTTCGATGGCCTCGTCACCAGCCATTTTACCCTTTTGAATATCTGCCGCGAATAACCCAACCTGCCGAAGCCTTTCCACCTGCTTGGCATTCGTTGCAAACCACATCCACCCAGCCGCACCAATCCTTGTGTAACCACCAAACGCCCTCAAGCCTTGAGCCAAAGATGTACCGATATCAGCCTGCTTCTTTGCAATACCAAACTGCAAGGCGCGAAGCTCTTCAGACCTTGTTGGATTTGCTTTCGCAGCTTTTTCCAGCTGCTGAATCAAGATTGTGTTTAAGATAACGATATTATCAAAGTGAGTAGTTGTACCATCTTTGATGGCCCTGAGATCATCGTCTCGAACCTCAATATCGGGGCTGAGCAATGCATTTGCCGCAAGCTCCGCACCGCCAACCCTTTGAATGAGTTGAATCATTTCCTCGGCCCTCAACGGCTGGGTGCGAACAGAGTATTTGAAATCCCGAAGTGCCGAAGCACTTTTAATCTCTTCGCCAAGTCTTGTATCTGCAGACAGTTGACCCGCAAAGCCCTGGGTTTTGCTTCTGCCTTCTTTCCTGCGCGCTTCCGACATACCGCTAAGGGCTTGCTCACGCTCTTCACCGCTCCTCACGCTTCCCGACCCGGAGTAAGAGTCATTTCTGTTTTCGACAAGGCGGATAGTTCCCGAGTCTAAGTCATTTTTAAGCCTAAAAACTAACAACCCAGTCTTCTTATAGACTTGGCCTCTGTAGTTATCACCTCGAGCCACCATCTTTGCTGCAATACGACTCAAAGCCCCATACCTTGACGTCGATCCGGTTGTGTCCATCAAGATGTTGTCGATATAGAATTTAAAGGTTTTAAAGACTTTCTCTTTTGCCGACTTTGCGTCTTTCTTGAGCCCCTGCTCATCTCTCCCAGGGTTATCGTAAGATTGAACAGCTTCCCCCTTACCAAGGCGGTTTGTTGCTTTCCCGGTCTGGCTTATTTCCGTGTACTCAAGTTCCTGATTTCCGCGTTTGGGCAGACTTCCAAGATCAATAGCGTTGGGGAAATAAAATATGGGAACTTTCTTAAACCCTCCGGGCAACGAGACAACTGGCGGGATTTTAATGGTAATGGTTGTTCCGTTACGAATCCCTGTTTCCGCCCCGTAATCGTTGTTCCTTGTGACCACGGGGAATTCTTCTTCTTGCTCAGACTGCAAACTCTGGGGCGTACTTTGTACTGTCGTCAAAACACCATTTTTCACAGTCCGTGCGTCGATCTCGCAAAGGGGCGCCACTAGCGACAAATCTGTTCTGCTTTTTCCATCCTGGAACGACCCAAATACCCAATCTGTAATTTCTCCGTAGCTGTACCCGTGTTCGTCTTGGCTAACCGTAACCTTTTGGTTGACCTTATCGATAGTTACTTTGATTTTAGTTTTGTCGCTACCTGCATCCCGGAACTTATAGAAGATTTCGTTGACCGCTTGAACCACATCCCACGGAGTAGCCGTCGATACAGCGTTGAAGAGCTCGTCCCTGGCAAGCGCATCGACATTGTAGTTACCCTTGTAAGCGAATAGATCGCCCTCAAAGCTGACCACGCCAGACCCAACAAATTCACCATCTCTGTCCACAAGCCTTACCCCCTGAGGAGCCCTGTCCTTGAAGACCATCTGGGGGAATGTGACGTGATCTCTGTTCTTAATGATCTTAAGAGCTAACTCCTCAAGGTTATTTGTTGTGCCAGATCCAGGGAATTTAATGATGTCTCCAGGCTTAGGGACGTAATCCGCTGGCAGTTTATTGTAAGAAAGCATCTCGGCCTTGGTGATTCCGTTCCTCGACGCAAGCTCAAGGGCGGTAAGTGTCTCGGGCTCCTCAAAGAAGTTCGGGACTTCTACGCTCTTTGATGTCCCTGGAATAATGAGCGTCGAACCTGCCACCGCCTTACCCATCACCAATGTATTTGCTGCCTTCAGATCCGCTACTGATACCCCGTTCTTCGCAGCAATATCCGCTAACACTTCGTCAGAAGTTCTCTGCCTTCCCTCGGGAACAACGTATTCTTTTTCTGCAACCGGTACGTCGATAGTTTTAGCTTTTGAAGCTTGGAACAAGAAGTTTTGAGACACGTCTCTCATCGGCCCAGTGGCACTCTGTTTGTTGCCACGGTTGACAACCGACATGCTTTTCGGAGTAGCCTGTGCCAAGGCAAGCTCTTGAAGTTTCCTTAACCCTTGGTTGTTAACCTTGCCATTGCTGATCGTCCACAACCCGAATTCTTTCGCAATTCGAACGACGTCTGGATCGACTAGGCTAGCTCCGTTCTCAAATTTATATGCTAGGTAAGCTTCTGCTTCGTTACGAACGATATGGTCAAAACCCTTTTGCGAATCACGCCCACGCTGAATAGCCTGCAACAACAGATCCATCCTTCTGTTGTAAAGGGCCGAGCGAACCTCAGCCTGACTGAAGCTAATTGGATCCTCATCTAGCTTCTCCTGCTTCGTCTCTAATACCTTTTCTGTCTTTGTTGGGATGGCCTTTCCGTACCACTTCCCCTTGTAGTAAATGTCTCCGAACTCACCGAGCCTTCTAATCGCTTCCTGAACAGCCTCATCAGCCGTCCTCGCCCTTACATACACCTTCCGAGACTTTGAATTTGCGTTGGTCAAAGTCCCAGATTTAGTACCCCCGTACCGTTTACCCTTATACAACTTCGAAGGTGTTGTCCCCAAACTTTTCGACGTGAAGTCAGGACTCTCGGGGGTTAGCTGGAATTCCCACATATACCTGCCCCGCTCATCACGAGCTGGCTCGTTTTTAAAGAGAGCAGAGTTCTTGACTCGCATCCCTGTGATAACAGGTTTTGCTAGTAGTTCTTTCTCTCGCTCCTCAAGCTTCAGTTCTACCCGCTTAACGAATTCCAGGTCAGGCGCAACCGGTAGAATTGTGCGGATTGATACTCTTTCCCGCCCCTGGAATCGAGTAATGACAAGCCCGTTTACCTTGTCATAGAAAGCCGAAGCAGCGTACTCGCTGTGAAGGTTCGGGACGCTCGCACCGTTCACAAAGACTGGCAATCTAAAGTCACCATTCGTATTTTGGTTTGAGTTAAATCTAACAATCATCCCGAGTCCGGGGTTTTCTTGGAACACCACCTGAGCAGATATGACTTTCTCTTCCCGGTTACCAAGACCGACAAAGTTTGCTGGGAACACCCACTCCACTGTCTTCTCGTACAGGTCAGACGTACCCCGTTGCAACATGCCCCTACGCTTCATTTCAGCCGTAATGGTCGGAGAGATGTTCTCGACCTGGCTCGGGGTTAGCTTGGTCCTCTCACCTTCTTTGACGGTGATCTTACTGATGTGCTCGGTGTCTACGGCTCTGTAGAAAATGTCGGACAGCTCATGCTGTTTGGCCAGTTCCCTTTTTCTTGTCTTCTCAAGGTCAGCCAGAACCTTTGTAAGTTTTTTAAGTTCACCCCTCTTTTCGATCTGCTCCCATGCACCCTGGGTTGCAATTTCCTTTTTCTTATCCGCAACCATCTTGTCCAGGGCTGCGACATTGGCGTTTGAGAGGGCAAGAGCCGAACGAAGTTGTGCAACTCTCTTTACGTTGGATGGTGTATTAGTTGCGGCAATGATCGCCCGAGTGTCGATTTCTTTGATGGTCTTCCCAATCTTCTTGCGAAGTTCTGGGTCTAGCGGAGCGGGTGCTTTATTGAGCCTTTCCTTTTTGTCCTCCCACTTGCCAGTAGCCGCGTTCCATTCCGCGTCACTCGATGTAATGTCTTGGACGGAAACGCTTGTCTGAATGAATTTTTCGTACGCAGCGGAGGCCTGCTTCGCAACGTCCAAAAGCTTTTTAGATTTCTCGTCGTAGCCGATAGCTTCCAAGAATTCAATTGTCCTCTTGGTTGCAATTTGGACGTCGACCAGCTTACGAATCGCCTCGTCCTCAAAAGATTGTATTGAGTTATTTGTCTTACGGACTTCGAGAGCCTTAGAAAGAGGTCCAAACAAGATATCGACAACAGGATCTTTTACCTCCGGGATTCTGTATACTGGCTCAATCAATTTGTTTTCCCCGGAAAGACCCATCCAGAATTTCCTTAGGTCTGCTCTTTCCTTGAGCTTTTCCAACACAGAAGAAAGCCATTCGTCATCTTGAGACAGCTTGTTTAAAGGATCTTTAATCTTGTAGTACGCCCCCAGCCCAGCCTCTTCGATTGCGGACAGCAGACGGTTATACTCAGCCCGCGAAGCAAAACCCTTATTTAAAGCCGTGTCATCGTCGTGCGGTGTTTCTTCAAACACAGAAAGGTCTGCAAGATTTCTACCGTGTCTCTCAAGCTTGATATCGTTCAGCTCCATCCGTTCAGGGGTAACCGCGTTACCAGTCCTTGCAGCAATGAATTCAAAGTTTGAAGCGTATTGCTCAGTCGAACCTTCCTCCTCAGCCGTGTTGACGTCCATGCCTTCGTACCATTCCTCATCCCCCATCTCGTTGAACGGATCGTTGTAATCTTTAGCTTGATATTGCGGCTCTTGGTTAAGAACCTCTTCCCCGTCAAGATTGTAAACAGGCTTTTGAATGCTAGCCCTCGCCTTATCTCTGGCCTGAATGTAATTCTCAATCTCTGCTTTCTTTCTTTCTAGGTTTAGCTTCTGTTTCGTATCGCGAATTCGAGCACGAAGCTCTTCCATTTCAGACAAGGGCTGATTTGGTTCCGTGACTTCGCCCGCACTAGAAAACTCGTTGGCTTCAAGCTCTTCGTTCGAGTTCTTTTCGATATGTCGCAACCTTGTTGTTACAGATTCCATCGCTTTCTGTATTGGCGACAACGCGAACATGTCTGCCGCGTTTCCTTCCCTTGCGTTTTCAGAAAGGCTCGAAGCCAGCTCATCCAGGATGACGTTAAAGAGTGTTTTTGATTTTGCGGTATACCGAGTCTTGCCGTTTGAGATCTTTGTAGTGGGAGCAATCTTTTCAGCAATAAAGGCGACTAGAGCTTTAAAGTCATTATCAGCTTCAACCTCCGGGTAAGCGCTTGGGGCTGCGCCTACTTCGTCTAAAAGATCCCTCTCCTTGGAAGCCAAGTCTCGGATTGCCACCAAGGCTTGTTCTCCCCTGGCTTTCTGCGAAAGCATTTGATTCATAATCCGGCTGAAGAAAGCTTTGTACTTTGCTCCCGCTTCTTCGCCCATTGATTCCGAAGCCGCGGAGGCTTGAGCCATTAGGAGGTAGAGGTTCTTCTCCACGCCTTGATCCATGATTTCGTTGGCCATGTTCTGTACCGGACCTTTTAGACCCATGTGTCTTTCAAGGGGTTGCAAGTAAGCAACGAGTGCAAGGTACTGAACGTACTCAGCAGGAGCTGAACCAGCAGCTGATACAAAGAGTGCGTTTCTTTCGTCGCGATTGATGATCTTGTTATCGGCTAAGTTGCCCAAGAAAGTCTGAGCCGCATCCCGGTTCATGTCCGCTATGTTCAGAACAAGGTTTCTCAGGCCTCGTTTTCCGGCCGGTGACTCAAGGATCCGAGTGGAGTCCTGCTGAGCCTTCTGCAAGTGCGACATCTCCAGACCACCCTCAGCGTTCGTCTCAACGATAAGGCGGTTAAGCCTTTCCTTGCCCTCTGGCGTTTTTGTATTTACTCGCTCCTCAAGCACTCGATATAGAAACCATTTTCCAGAGTCCAAGTCGTCCGGCACTGGACCGTTTAATCCAGTAGCCAGTCTAGCCGCCAGTTCGAGGGTATACTGTCTACGGCCTTCGTCTTTGAATACCGAACCCAAGACCTGTTCGCGTCCGTTCCCAGCGACAACCATCCACTCGCCAACTGCTTCGTCAAAGATAAGCAGAGGAAGTCCTTGATTTGACGCCCCAGCACCCTCGTTAACAATGGTCTCAGGATTAAACTCCGAGCCCTCGATACGCATTATTTTAGCTCTCTCGTCGTTGCTGTATGCGTAGTTTCTTTGGTTGTCGCCGGTATACTTTTGATTTGAACTAAACTGCTTTGAACTTCCTTCGTGCGATGCTTGAACTTTAGAGCGATCTACCCAGGCAAACCTAAATTTGTGTAGCCCCTTCGTAGCGTCACGAACTGTCCGGCTATCCCCAAACTCAATAATCGAACCAGTCGGTATTTGTTTGTTGCTTTTGGCCTGGTTAGTTTCTCTGGCAAGCTCACGCCCAATCTCTTCCAAGTTTGGGGTGTCTGCTCTGACAAGCCCACCCTCTGTAAGACTTACAACGTTTTCAGTCTCAGGCGATACGAGACGGATCAGATTCCCAATAACTTGGTTGTTCTGAGGGGGAGCGTTGGGGCCGTACTTCTCAAGTTGATATAGAATGTTGTCCGTGGCATCCAACAAACCGCCGAAGACTTGGTTCTGTTGAATGGTTAAACCAAGCTTACCGAGTAGATCAAACAAAGCTTGTCGGAGAGTCTTAAACCAGAAAGCTACGTAGCCGTCTTTAGGAGCACCTTTGAGCATAGCCTTGATTGACTGGACGTCCTCATCTGTTTGTCCGCTGCCCAAGTCTTCGGTTGAATACCCAAGCCGTGCTTTCTGGTGGACAAAACGGAGGTACTCAATTGTAAGCTTTCGCTCGCTAATATCTCTTCCGTACTTTGCGCGAAGCACTTCTTTCGCAGCTGGGTCTATCTCTTCGTTAGCTTTATCGAGAACAAATTCCATTGTTTCGACGTAGGCCTCTTGAGCCGTAACCTCACCATTCTGAATCCTGTCTTTATGAATTGTCGTAGCCATTGCGCGAATTGTTGCAAACAGTGAGTTGTGAAGCATCTCTTCTGAAGCGATCCCAATGAGATAACCCCTTCCAGCTTCGTTCAGTCTGCTTGAGAATTTTCGACCGACCAAATCCCGGTTTACCCTTAGCTTCTTTGGGTTAATGAATACGGTGTTGAAGTCTGTGTTATTCCACTCTGTCCAAGCACCCATGTCCCCACCGCGGTTACCGAAAAGAACTTTGACGTTCTTAAATTTTAGATCGGTAAGTGCTTTTGTGAAATCGTCAACTATGTCCTGTTCGTAATACGGTAGACGAGAAAACCTTTCATCGACCATCTGCCCATTCCGAAGTGTAGAGGCACGCCGTGGTACTCCCGCTTCTGCATCCTCGTTGTACAACGGTTCGTTTTCTACGGTTACCTCTGCAATCGAGTTCCTATCTACCCTCTTCGAATCTTTAAATGGGAGGCCAATTTGACACGACTCATCTTCTTTAACTACTCCTTGAGTCGCATCTAGCGTCCCCTGTTTTCGGCTTCTCCTATCTATCCGCGCCCTATCAGTCCAGGTATCAGCTGTTACAAGTTCTTTAATCTCAGGGATTGTTCTGGAGTTCAGCCGGAATCCAGCCCTATGGAGCATCTGGTCGTGCTTGTCAGCGGCATCGTTTGGAGTCGCAATATAAACAACTCTTGGGGCTGTCCCAGTTTGGTCGTCCAGCGAAAGACCAGCACCCGCTTTTGTAGGAGTGGCTAAAGCGATCTTTTTATTGCCAGCTTGAAAGTCGTTAATATCCGAAGTCATCTGGTTGCCGCCTTCGCCGTAGATAACCGCAGGAGGAATACCTTCTTTGGAGAACATTTCGTTAAGCGTCTCAAGAAGCGACGGGTGCTCCCCAAGGCCAAGCTCGGGGAACGCAACAGAGTTAACGAACTCGCCGAAAACGATGACTTGTTTACCTTGTTCTAGATCTTGAAGGGCGGAGGTAACGATGTACGGCAGCTTGTTTATCTCGGACCAAGCCTCCAGCTTGAATCTCATCAACGCCTCAAACTCCTGCTTCTTCTTGCTTTGCTCTTCCGTAAGGAGTGAAGACCCGTCGCCAACTAGTTCTTGTATTTGTCTAAGGTAGTAGTTTTCAATTTGTTGAAGCTGCTTTTGGATTACGTCTCCGGCCTCAAGCTCAACCACACCAGAATACGGTCTCTGCCCTTCTGGAACTCTTCTAATATACGCACCAACTGTTGAGGCGCTTTCGGCAAGGTTTGCGATGGTTGTTTCCCGATCCTTGGATGTGTCCAGCATCGTACGAACGGTTTGCTCGGATTTGCCGAGGATGCCTGGGAGGAAATACATGACACCGTTCGCCCTGTCGGCCGGTGTGGCTGTTGAGAAGATTTTGAAAGCAGATGTCTCTTTGGACATCCTTGTCCGAATTGTTCCGGTATTCTTAAGGTTTTGAGATTCGTCGAATACGATGACATCTGCTGTTTCAATCCCCTTGATCTGACCCTTTGAGAAGGCATCGTAAGTATAGAAATACACCCGGTTTCTCGGAATGTTTGCGGCTGCTAACTGAGACTTCAGTCCGTTCCCGGCATCAATCAACTCGTTACTCTCTGTAATAACGATGATCTTTCCGTTGGTCTCGTTTTTGGCTTTTGCCTTATCGTCAGCAATATACCGAGCCGCACTTAAGAAGGTTCTCCCCTTACCAAGACCGGCATCGTCAGCTAGCAAAGCAGCGGTTCTTCCCTCCTTGTAAGCGTTTATGATGAGATTTGCTGCCTGCCTTTGGTGAGGCAAAAGATTGTTGTTTGGGCTAACTAGATTTGGAACAGCTTCGGGATTCCCAGTAGACAAGCTTTTAAGAGTTGGTTCGCTGATCCCGACGCCAGGCTTCTTGCTATTCAGAACCGCTTGCATTTCTTGAATAGCACGGAAAGCAGCTGCCCTGCGTGGCGAAAAGTCTAGCTTGTCTTGGATGTTTGCGACCTCGATGGATGTAAGAAGCCCAGCTTCTTCCAGCTCGCTCAGCATGTCTCTTGCCAAGCTTTGTGCTTCCAGATCGTTCTGAGTCAGCTGAACCTGTTTCTGCTCTCCCTGCAGTACCTTGAATATTTTCTGTGGTCCCTGGACAAGTTCGGGCAACTCACCAGTCTTTTGATATTTTTGGAAATCAAGGTCACGCTTCTCTTTGACGAAGGCAACCATGTCGTCAACAAGTTTTGGTAGCGCTTTTGCCAATTCACCTGTTGAGGTCTTGTAACCGCCCTGGTTAAGCACCCCAGCTATTTCAGCCAATCTTGTAGTGTTCTTTGCCAACTCTTTCGGGTCACCGTTCTTTTTGCTGGCCTCGTCCAACGCGGCTCCCAAAAGAAACTTTTTTGCTGGGTCGCTGTTAAGGGAAGCAAAGTATGCGTTCTTGGCATTTTTCAATATGTCAGTTCTGACCTCGTTTTCGTCAAGATTTTTGGAAGGACTTCCGATTGTATCCTCAAGCGTGCCTGAGCCGTCGTCATCGCCTAAAGCAGTTTGAAGACTGATGGCCGCTTCCATCCCAACATTGCCACCAAGCCTACGTCCAAACTTCCTAGAGAAGTCACCAACCACTGAACGGAAGATCCGGTCTTTAGAGATTTTCTTTGCGTCTACAGCCTGGAACGCTTCCTCGGCTTCGCCTTCCCCAAGGTTCTCCGTCCTATTTTTACGGAGATCATATTTCTTCCTGAGGGTTCTCCAGTAACGAAGACGAGCCGCGTTCGCCAGCCTGGTCTCGTCGAAGGACATATTCGGTCTGGATTTCTTTAGGTTCTTAGCCCTCTTCTGGAAATACTTCTCAGCTTCTCCAAGGTTTTTAGCTTCGTCAGGTGACTCAAGAAGATTGTTTATTTGATCGATGTACTCTGGGTTTTCTTCTGTAAGCCTAAGCTCACCCGTCACCTTCGAACCTTTTGAGTTTGTACGAGGCTTGCGCTTAATAACTGGCATGCCTTGCTGCAACCTTGAGAACCTTGCATTTATGGAGGAGAGAGCCTCATTTACGTTGGTTGGGAGAGTCTCCTCAACCTCAAGCACATCTTTGACTTCTGCTTTTTCCTGAGTTGCATATTCTTTTGGGGCTTTCCAAGAACTTTGTACCGAGGAGACAAAGCCCCGCATAAAAGCAACTTGCTCTTCTTCTTTCTCGGGCCAAGGAAGGTTAGCCTGCTCAAGGACAGGGATAATCTTGTCAGCAATATCGGGTAGAAGAATGTCCTTAGGGAACGCTTCTTGATCACCTTTAATCAGCCCTTGCGCTACGTACTCGTCCCGCAGTTTGGATACATAAAAGTCTGTGGCGTAAGAAAGGCTTCTTTCGTACTTACTGTCTGGTTTAACTTCTCCAGCAGCAACACTATCATCAATAGGCGTTATTGAAGGAGCGACTGCCTCTGAACTTTGTTCAGCAGTCCCTGGCTGCACGTTTTCTTCAATAGGGACTTCTTCGTCGGTTGCGGTTGGGGTTTCTTTTTCTTGTGTCGTTGGTGCTTGCTGCTCATCAGTTGCCTCCGATTTTGGGGCTAAAGAATCTAAGTCAATAGCTTCATCTGAACCAAATATGTCTTCATTTTCCGGACGCTCCATTTCGGTCATTGGCTTTAAGCCTTGCGATAGCTCGGTTTCGAGACCGACATCGCTTCCCGCGGCTTCCGAAGTAAGCGGGGCATTTGGAATATCCTGCTTAGCAGCCGCACTCGATCGCCCTCTAGGGCGGAAACCCAGAGCGTTAATGACAAGACTCGCGATTGTTCCAGCAGCACCGCCAACCTGCGCGGATCTATAAACATCCTCCATTACATCTTTTGTTGGATTATAGCCAAGTTTCTCAAAGAGGTTTGATGCGTACTGCTGAAACCATTCTTGTGTGAATTCTTCAACACCCTCTTTACCAACCTCAAGAAGATATGCCCGGAGCCCTTTGCCAAATTGCCCACCAGTTGCGTCGTTAAGCTTGTCGATCCACCCGCTCATGGGTATTGCTTCGCTAATCCCAACAATCGCGTTAAGAGCCGCAAAAGTAGCTACTTGATCGGGATTTGCCCCCTGCTCGAAGGCTTTACGTGCCGAACCACCACCAGACAAGGTTGCGCCAGTTGTCGCAGAGTAAGCCGTGGCTCCGACACCAAGTTCTCCAGCAATGCCACCGCCAACCATGATCCCAATGCTTTGCCCAATTCCACTGGCTACTTGTCCCGTGAAAGATTCGTCCTGTTCTTTTGTGGTTGGTATTGAGGCGTTAACGTCCCGTTCGTAGTTTCTTGCCAGCTGATAGCCCCAAGTCGTATCGAGAGGGTAAGGTTTCCCCTGAGTCAGATAGCCCGTCATGCTTGTTACGTATCCAAGGGCATCTGCGGCACCAGTGACGTTAGAGTAAAAACCCTTCATCATGGAATTTGGAATAGACTTCGCTGCCTCAGTCGCGCCTTCTATTGCACCCTCAGCAAAGTTCTTTAAATACGAAGGCTCTTCTCCTTTTGACTGAAGCTTAAACTTTGCGTCTTGTGGCAATATTTCGGCTGAAACCGGCAAGTCATTCTCCTTACCCTGCTCAACTCTATCCAGAAGTTCGTTCAGACTTATCTCTGTGTTTAGTTTTGGTGGCGGGGAGAATGGAGGGGGCTCGTTTGAAGAAGCGATTTCAATTGCAGTTGGAGGATTCGAGAACTGGGAAACCTCTCCAGATGGAGAAAGTGAAAGGGTTTTATTAAATTCCCCGGTGGCAGCTTCTAGCTCGGAAGCTTGAGGCTCAACCTCCATACGATCCAAGAGCTCGTATAGGCTCCCTGCCTCTGGGGCTTGGGGAACAGCGGGTGTTTCGCTTTCTTCAGTCTCGCCTAGTAACTGGTCGAAACTCTTAGTTGGATCAAATTGACTCATTGGCCAGATAGGATTTCATAGTTGATTATGTTCAGCTCTCCCTTTTCTTGGCCGGCCAGTGCTTCTTGGTACTGTTGTTCAGTGACTAGCGGTTTAAACGTTTTACCGTTTCTAATAACCGTAAGCCGATACTTAGCTTCTTTTGGAAGAATGGTCTTCTCCATCATTCCGACACCTTGATCGTTATTAAATACTCCTCTTTTTGTTTGACTACCCTTAGCGAGCATTTCAGACAACTTAGTTTCTGCTTCTTGTACTTTTTTTTCTTGGGCTTCCATCGCTTTCGTATTACCGCTGGCAACCGCTTGCCCGTAAATTGTCTTCTCGGTTCTTAAGTTTTCTTGCGAGTTCTGAATAAGAGTCTTTATATCTTCTCTTTCGTTATCTTGATTCTTGTTTGCGCTGTTTACCGTAATTTCCATCAGTTTTGACATATACGCAGGATTTCTTTGTAACGCTTGTTTGGCTGCGTATGTTCCGGCATCCCGCAAAGCAGCTGCATGACCCTGCGAAAGCTCTGAAATAGGAACTCCAGATTGAAGTAATGTGCGAGCCTCGTCCGCAATCCCACGCGCAACCGGATCCTTCAGAGTGGTGGAGAAGGTAGTAAGATTGTTAATGTCTTCGAGGCGATGCTTTTGACCTGCGGAAGCAGCGAGAAGGTTTGCCCTGTTTAGGTTGAATGCCTCTCTCTGCTGGTTGTTAAATATTGCAACTGCTCTTGGCGAAGCCCCCTCAAGCTCAATGGGCTTATACTGCGCTCTTTTCAAACCTTCGAAGTCTTCGACTGAAGCCATATTATAAAGATCTGTATTTTGACCTTGAACTTGAGATGTTCCAAAGATTGTTGCTTTCTCAAGGTCACGCTTCTGCTCCATTTCCTCCAGCTGATATTTTCGGATTACCTGCTCTTGTTCAAAAGCTTTGGCGCGCATGGACTGATCCTCAGACGCACGAGCTTCGCGCATTCCCATAAGGACGTTGCTAAACAGTCCTTGAAAGTTTGCAGCTGTGTTACGTGCGTAGAGATCCGGGTCCATATATTCCGGTTAGGTATCTGAGAGATCCATGAAATCAAAGATTGAACGAGAGTCGACTTTGCCAAGTTTCGCTGCCGAAAGACCACCAAAGCCAGATACGGTTGAGCCGAGACCACCAAACATCGTCCCTAATTGCCGACCTTGGGCACCTCCGTAATTTCCAGCAAAAGAACCGCCAACCGACATACCAATTCCACCACCAATCATTGCTCCAGCAACAGTTCCAACTCCAGGGAAAATACTCCCAAGAGCGCCACCTATTGCCGCCCCACCACCGCCTCCACCCAATCCACCAAGCAACGCACCTAATCCGTTACCGCCATACTTGGAATCGTATTCGTAACTTGCCTGCTGATTCATATTGTAGGCGTTGGCGTCTGCCTCTGCCTGCTTGTTCGTAATCTGATTGTTGTAATAAGCGAGAGTGTTATCTTCCGAGCGAATCTGCTGCGGGGTAAAGGCAAGATTCATTGCTTGCAAAGGCATAAGCCCACGACTTTCACCACGAAGTTTGCTCAACATATCGACACCAGAATCCTGCAGTTGGAGCGACGACAACCCGAGATCCCTCGCCTCTAAAGTACGTGTTGCATTTGAGCCACCACCGCTTGACAGACCAGTGAAAGCGGCAGACCGAGAAACTCTTTGTGCAACATCAGCTGGCAGCAACCCCTCCGCACGCTGAGCAGCTATCTGGCTAGTTTTATCAAATCCAGCTTTGTATCCAGGCGAAAGTTTTTCAAGAGAGTCTTGATATTTGCTTGCTGAAGAAAGGATAATATCCTGCAACTCATCAAATTGGATCTCTTGCTTTTTAAACTTATCAAAAGCCGTTGTAAGATCTGACAGCTCGGCTTTTTGATAAGTCGGAGCAATGTAATTGGGCTTTTTAGGATCGTTGCCGCCAAATAAAGAACCCATTTAAATGTCTCCAAGGAGTTGTAAGGCGCTGCGCATCAGTCTCACTATGTTCCTGCATGACTGATTTTTGTCAATATTTGCTCTCACATTTGAACCGTCCAGTTAAAGTAACTTCCCCTTTGGTTGATGGCATCGTTCGGGCCTAGGAAAATATGATAAGTTCGGTTTGTTGCGGCATCGACTTGCATAAAATTTGTTAAAGCATAAGGACCACCAGCATAGGACATTATAACCAGTCCACCTCCAGCGTTTCCCGATTCGCCACCGTTTGTACAAGCAGCTCCGCAACCAAAACCAGTTGCATGGTGTTGCCCTGAAATTGATTTACCCCCACCCTTTCCCGGTTCCCCGGCGGCAAAAATGTTGTAAGTGCTTGTAAATCCGCCACCTCCGCTAGCGACCCAAAGCGAGTTATACCCAGACCATCCTAGATTAGCTAAAGAAGTACCGTCCGTAAAAGCTGATTGAATGGATGAGCTTGTGTAGGGCGCAAGACTTATACCGTCACCACCATTTCCACCGCGAAGTGTGATAAATTGGCTGTTACCCCCAGCTGTTCCAGCCTCACTGTACCCGCCACCACCACCTGCTCCGTATATGTAATACATTCGTGGATTTACGTAAGATCTCGTCCAAAACCCGCCACCACCATTTCTACCTTGCGACCCTATCCCGCCAGGAGACCTATATTCATATGGTGGAGAGCCTCCTGCTCCGCCACCACACCCGCCGTCTCCACCGTTTCTGTTTTCGTTTCTGTCGGTATTTGAGTTTCCAAACCCGCCACCCTTTGCCGTATACACATTTTTTTCGGTACCGTCACTATTGTAAGTTGTAAAGACAGTGTCAAAACCATTAGTTACAGTGTTGGCTGAAGGTTGAGTTCGGCCATACACAACAAAATTCATCTTGTTTGCTGGGCTCCTGCCCCCAACCGTTGGAAAAAAGTTTGTTGCAAGATTGTTTAGGATTACGACACCTCCACCACCACCTCCTCCTCCAGCTGAACCTCCACCCGCTCCAACTAAAAGGACATTTATATTGGCTGGCGGAAACCTTCCCCAATATGTGACAGGATCTTCAGGTAGAACTTCAAGTGGCCCGCCGTCACCCGCAAACTCACTGCCTCCTAAAAGTGGATGCACCGGATACGGCATGCTTATTAGTTTGGGTAGTTAAAGTTAGTGGACGCATACATTTTGCTTCCGTCGCATATGAAGCTCATAACAGTAGTAGTATTTGCCCCAACGCTTACTGACGGAATCACCCCATTTGGAAACCTGAAAGCTGAATCAAAAGCTAATGTTCGGTTTCCAGTTGCATCCTGCTTTATCATCATTATAGAAGTTGCTCCGTCTTTAAGTGAGGAAGCGCTTTTTGGCTCGCCTGTTCCAATCAGTAAAGCAAACCCTGTAACTCCGTTTTTGGGGGAAAGCACAATTCGAGCAACTTGCGCTATACATGGATCCCATATAAATGTTGTGTAATTAGTTCCACCAAGCGCAAGCACTTGAGAGTTTATATCTACAGTTCTAAAACTATGCGCAGCAGTAAATTCTTGAACTGAACCCAGCAACGCTACGCCGTTGCTGAACCCAGGCTTTTGACCTAATCGAGTCGAAGCCTGTTCCGACCCAAGGATATACCCGTCCATAAGTTAGGAGAGTCTTGGAACCCAAGGAATTGCCTGAGCAAAATACGTTAAACCCATATGACTTACATAATCCTGCGGGTGGTTTCTAATAATAGTGGTTGCTGAGAAAGAAAGTTCAGCCCCCGTTGGCCCTTCAACGTATGCCGTATTGGCAGAAGCGTTATTAGTGTTTGGGGTGACACCCGTTAAAGTAAATGTTGTGGTAGTCGGTACAGTTGCAACTGCGTAATGCGTCAAAGGATTAGGTATACTAGTACCCACTGCATACGAGGGATAACTAGTAATCTTTACACGATCCCCGATATTTAAACTGTGGGCAACCGACGTTGTGAACGTTGCATTACTTGTGGCCCAAGTCACAGATCTATCATTCGTTCCTACATTTGTCGTCCCTGTAGCATATATAAATCCAGTACTATTACGCCAATTAAACAATGAGCTAATACTAGAGGCACTGTAACCAAACCCAAGTGCCGAAACTGCCACGCTTGCCTGATCCAATACAAAAGGATATTCTCGTTTCGGCTTCCAATAAAAAGTGCCAGCCACACGTTGCGCGTTTGAGGTTATAACTCCAGTAGCATAAGTAGAAATTGTTTCATATTGAGAAACCCACTCTTGTGCCATATATGTTGGTAGAATCGTTTCGTAGGGTGTCGAGGTTGCGGCTGCTTCCAGCTGTGCGCATGTAAAATAAAAATAGTTACCTGTTGTCTCTAAGATATTGCTTAAAGTAACTCCGGAAGTTGTCCCAACTGGGGTTAAAGCCGGTTGCCCTGCAGTCGCGGTGCTATAAATTGACCAACCGTTATAACTTGTTGTTACTCTATTAAGTACGTTACCGACCCCGGTTGCGGTTGTCCCATCAGGTGCTGTGTCTGTTCCACTTGCAGCTAAAGTAATCCCAACGGTAAGCCCGAGGCCTAACGGTTGATTCTTTGAAAGTAAAGTGACTGGCGTGTTTGATACTGAAAGGAAGGTTGGCGTTGACGTCACAACTTCAATTTTTGTCCATGTGTCAGCTGTCGGAACATTAAAGGTAAAGGTGCGACAAAGCCTAGTTGTGTAACCGTTCATACCCGTAAGAGCTCCAGAAGTGTTAGTTGTATAACCCCCGGTTGGGCTAGCGGTGTTTATAAGACCGCTAGTGGTATTTACCAAATGTGAAGGCATCGCAATCACGCCTGTATAATTTCCTGTTTTGTTTGTGTAGACGTAAAAACTTAAGGTTGCAGATTTGGGGCTTGTGTTTGAATGCCAATTTAACGCAGCACATTTTTCAATTGGTATTTTTTGGTAGATAGTTAAATGATCTCCAGTCGACAACGATGCAAGTGGTGCAATTACTTTTATACCGATAGGCGCACCCCCAGCAGGTGCTGCTGCCGGAGGTGTTGGGCAACCGCTGCTACTAGAACTTCCGTACCTGTTCCCGACGGTGGTAGAGACCATTGTAGAGTTTGCGTCGGGACATTGAACGTAAGCGGTATTGGCAGAAGCGTTAGCTGTATTTGGCGTAACGCTGGTTAAAGTGAATGTTGTGCTAGCTACAGTTGCAACTTGGTAATAGGCCCAAGGGGAAGGTACTGCACTGAGTACGTAAGATGAATAGCCCGTAAACCTTACGAGGTTTCCTACTTCTAAACCGTGAGCAGCCGAAGTTGTAAAAGTTGCATTCCCGCTTGCCCATGTTACAGATACGAATTTAGCTGTTCTAGACAAACCAGCCCCCATAACTATTCGAGAGCCTGTGTAGCTAGAACCCTCAAGTGCACTATATGTTCCCTTAAGAGGCACAAATGGGGATATTGCCGAATTAGGATAAACAGCGCCGCCAATTACATTTGGAGTCGCGGACATCAACCACCCGTCGCATATTGGTTGCGTATGGTGCGTCAACGGAGTCCCGTCGGGGTTAAAGTTGTTGATTGAGTCTATCTCCCCCGCTCCGTTAAGGAGCATATTTTTAAAGTAGGCATCGGCTCCGTTAGTTCCATTAGTTCCGTTAGTCCCATTAGTTCCAGGAGCCCCATTAGTTCCATTAGTCCCAGCAGTGCCTTGAATTCCTTGAATTCCTTGAATTCCTTGAATCCCCTGAGCTCCTGCGGGTATACCAAAAGCAAAAACTTTTGCGGTATCTGGTCCGCTTGCTGTAACCGTTGGGGTAGCACCAGCAGCTAAGGAGGAAGCAGTCGGTGTGCCAAAACCTGCTGCAGTACCTGGGTTGCCAGCAGCTCCTGCGGGTATACCAAAAGCGAAAACTTTTGCTGTGTCTGCTCCGCTCGCAGTAACCGTTGGGCTAGCCCCAGCTGCTAGTGCTGAAGCAGTTGGTGTACCAAAACCAGCTGCTGTTCCAGTATTCCCTTGTAGACCTTGAGCTCCTGCGGGTATACCAAAAGCAAAAACTTTTGCGGCATCTGTTCCAGTTGCTGTAACCGTTGGAGCAGCTCCAGCTGCTAATGCTGAAGCAGTTGGGGTTCCGAAACCAGCTGCTGTTCCAGCAGCCCCGGCCGCTCCAGCAACCCCTTGAATTCCTTGAATACCCTGAGCTCCGTTACTCCCATTAGTACCGGCGAGGCCAGTCGCCCCTTGTGGACCCGTCTCTCCTCTTGGGATTGTAAATTTAAAAACAGCAGCATTAGGAGTTCCAGTATTTTCAACTAATGCGTTAGTCCCGGCTAAGCCAGTTACAGTAACTGGATTAACATTAACAGTCGCCGCCGCTCCCGTATCTCCTCTGGGTATTACAAAACTAAATACTTTTGCTGTATCAGGTCCGCTAGTTGACCCACTAGCAGCTGTCCCAGCCGCACCAGTAGTTACATTAACCGTACTGCTAATACCAGCAGCTGGTCCAGTTAAACCAGTCGCACCTTGTGTACCTTGAATACCTTGAACACCAGCGGCACCAGTTAAACCTTGTGGACCTCTAATGGTGCCAGCATCTACAAAAGTAGTTCCGTTACTTACCCACAAATTTCCAGTATCTTCCACCAAATACGCAGTACCCGCTGCTGGAGCTGGAGAGGGTAAGGCAGTTGAAGTAGAGCGAGAGCCAACAATATTTACGCCTGTTCCGGCTGGCCCAGTATTTCCAATTGGACCCGCTGGACCTACAGCACCTTGCGTACCTTGAACACCTTGAATGCCTTGAGCTCCAGCAGGACCGGTTGGGCCAGCTGCTCCTGTCTCTCCTCTTGGAATGGTAAATTTAAAAACAGCAGCATTGAGAGTTCCAGTATTTTCAACTAATGCGTTAGTTCCTGGATTTCCAGTTACAGTAGTTGGGTCAACCGCAACAGTTGCTGCAGCACCTGTATCTCCTTTTGGAATTGTAAAATTAAAAACTGCAGCAGTGGTAGTGCCTGAATTTGTAACAACGGGCGTACTTCCAGGAGCACCAGTAGTGGCACTACCTGGAGTGATTGTCGCAGAAGTACCTGGTGCTCCGGACGGACCCGTAAGCCCAACAGGGCCTTGAATACCTTGAGATCCTGTCAATCCTCTTTGGCCTTCTGGCCCAACAGGACCGATTGGTCCCTGGATACCCTGGGGGCCTTGAGCACCGGTTGCACCTTGAAGCCCAGTTGCTCCTTGCGGGCCTGTGGCACCAGCTAAAACGGAAGCCGCCCATTTCGTTCCGTCCCAGGTATAAAGAGAAGAACCAGACTGATACGTCTGCCCGACCGTTGGGTTGTTTGGAAAATTTAATGCCATATTTATGCCCAGACCTTGACTGATTTATTCCCCGTCCTCGGATAAACAAAACCCGAAGTTTTACGGAACCAAGAACTTCTTTTTGGGAAAACAGCACCAGTATCTTTACGCTCGTTGACAAATTTCAAATATCTGTTCGGCGCAGTCCGAAGACCGTTGGTAATGGCATAATCCGTAACTAACCCGCCTGCTGTAGCTAGTTGATTTTGACCGGCATACGACGTGATATACTTGAGTGCCATATCTTGATTCATTGTAGGGTATAATTGTAATGCGCAAGCCAGAACCCCTGTAACCTGGGGCGAGGCCATGCTGGTACCATTCTGTTTTGCGATGCGATAAGAAGAGTTATTTGGATCGGCGGCAAAAGGCTCCCCCGTATACCAAAAGCCACTAGGAATTGAACTGAGTATATTTGTGCCAGGGGCAAACACATCTATGCGCGATCCAGCGCTACTATAACTAGCTTTCTGCTCAACTTTTGTGGTATCGACAGCTCCGACCGTAATAACACCAAGAGTTGAGGATGGCGATGATCCACGCATGTAATAAATTGGGTCGGCACTTCCAGAAACAGTTATGTAGTTGTTGTAATCTGCCTCACCAGGTCTAGCAATTGTTTCGTCGTAGTTCCCCGCTGCCCCAACCACAATAACCCCGTCCGCAATTGCGTCTGCAATATCTAGGTCTATAGCGGCAACTCTATTACCAAAAGCCGCATACGTCACAAAAACACCGCTACCGGAGAATGTCTCAACCGTTAAACGACCTTTTAAACCTTTGGAAGTTAATGTAGCGTTAGCTGTTGCACTAGTTACTGCAGTTGAAACCCCTCTTACGTTAATGCTTGTTATCACCGATAAAGAGGCAGAATAATAAGATCCCCAACTGTTATTGCAGATAGTAGGATTTTTTCGTTTTGTAACTGAGTTAACTGGTTTGTTTTTATGGAATTGTCGGATGTAATCAAACAATAAGCTATTACTGACAACCGTGTCATTGTAAGGGTAAATATTATAGATATTTGATTTACGTGCCCAACCCTGTGTAATTCCACAAGCAGTTCCGGCAACGTGTGTCCCATGAATATTTTCTGCTGATGCGGCATATGTATATGTATAGTTCCCAGCCACACCGCCAGTAACGTAAGGGTTTAAACTAAACCAATTGTAGGCTTGGACTCGAGTTGTCCCAGTTCCATCTGAGTTTGTTCGAAACTCTGGATGATCGATAAAATGACCATCGACAATAACTACATCTACGTTTTCCCCCTCACTCTTTACAGTTATTGTCTGCGTTATTGCGGTAGTCCCATCGCTTCCCCAATTAGTTGTTTGAATTCCGTTACATACTCGAGCTAGACCCCAATTTTTATGTTCAGAGGTGATTGCAGTCGATTTATCCCAAAGACTTGAAGTTTGAGTAAAACATGGAAGTATTTTTATGTTTGGGTTTTGGGATGGTGGTACTTCTACGGCCAAGACCCGAGGGTCGTTTTTAAGGATTTCGGCTTCCTCATCGGAAAGATAGAAATGTGTATTACGGCTGATTGGTCGAAGTTGTGCGACCTCAACTTCACGCTCTGGCACATAATCGGTACCACGTTTTTCAGTAAGATCGTCGTATAGGCTTTCAACGTCTTCCCATTTTTCAGCGGAAACTACGTATTCGCGAAGGTTATCCACTTTATCCCTCAAGTTTTATAAGGGTAAAAGTAACTGTAACAGTTCTCTGTCCACCGCTATTATTTGTAATGGCTAGTGGTATTTCAGCAGCGACTGTGGATTCATTATTGAATCCAATTACGGCCGGAGTAAATACAACTGACGTTGCTGTGCCAGCAATAATTTCGGCAACTACTCCAGCACTTGCGTCGGGGTCAGCAGTACTAACTCTGGAGGCATCAGTTGTACGACTTGCAACGTCCGAATAAGCCCTAACCCAACAAGCTGTATCTGTAGCAACTTTGCAAATAGCGTAACCTTTATAGGCTGGTAAAGTGACATTAGCTGTCGCGCCATTTGCCAAGCTTGAAGTGGTAATAGCAAACACGCCTCTTGGCTGGAGAGCTCCCCCAGATATTGCGCTAATCCATTGAGAGCTATCGGTATCTTGATAGTAAATGTAAATGTTGCCGGTATTTGAGTCGTACCATAAATCCCCTTGGGAGATCCCAGTTGTAGGAGCTGTATCCTGAACTGTTATTTTGTAAACAGGGCCAGTAAGACCTGTAGGACCTTGAGGCCCGGCAGGACCAGCTGCACCCGTAGCACCGGCTACACCTGCGGGACCTTGAGCCCCAGTAGAACCAGTTGCGCCCTGGGGTCCAGTTTGACCTGTGGGACCTTGGATTAAACCAACTGCTAACCACGATGTTCCGTTAGAAACATATAGTTTTAGGTCACTTTGAACGATATATCCAGTCCCAACGGAAACAGAAGAAGCAGACGGCAGAGCCCCAACCGTTGCAACTGACCCCGCAATATTAATAAGACCTGTTGGGTTTGCATCAAGAACATAGGTATCTGTGCCAATTTTCTTAAGGTATCCAGTTGTGCCTGTCAGATTTGCTATATTGGTAAGAGCAGTCGGCACTACTCCAGTTACAGAACCTGTAAATTGGGCCGTGCCCGTAACAATAATTCCCGTAGTTCCTATCTTTAAAGCCGATAGCGTGCCGTCCCCGTCTGTTATGAATGTTGGTGTGGCGGTAAGACCAGAAGCAGAGCCTATCGTCAATAGCTCTGTATACGAAGAAGATGGAGACCTTCCTGTAAGGCTGCTCATAATAATGTCTCCCAATTTCCGTTGGCACTCTCCCAATTAGAAAGAAATTCCTCCCAGGAGGGCGCGGCGGAAAAGGAACTATCAGTAATCAGAAACGAAGAAACGGGCGAGCTGACACTTGAAAAGCTAAGAGTATTAACCGTAGAAGAAGGGATGAAGTTAGTAGATACAGGATCAGTTGTGCTTACAAATTGTGTAAATGTGGCCATGTATACACCTCAGATTAAGGCTGTGATTTCACCACAGCCAAAGGCCGGGCTTTGGACTTGAAGGAAAGCCAAGCCACCACGCTGTTCTGAGATCTCTTTCTTAAGAATTTCGACTGCTTGCTTTTCAAGCCTTTCTGCGACTTCAAGCTCGGTCGCAAGACTTGATTGAACCATTGCTCTTAGAGCTGGGTAGTTTCGAATGTCCATTCTGTCGGAATCGTTTGCTTTGATCAGCCAACGTTTTTTCGCGAGAACATTAATTGTCTTAACGTCTACTGCTTGGTTTGTACCAGTTGTAATCTGGCTATCATAATCGTGAGAGTTCCTTACAAAATATTTTTTCAGCAACTGCCCATCCTTGTATTCCTCACCACGATCGATAAGAAGGTCATACCCCTCGCTTCCGCTTTGATAAGAAGGCCCGTTCATGTGGTAATCGTGGAATCTATTAAACACAGGTTGAGGGATGTCCCCCATCGTCGCCGTCAGGATCTGGCCTACAACTGGAGGTAGAAAGATTTCGCCATCCGTTGTCATGGCTATTTTATAACTTTCAATTGTTCCGTACCACTTGCCCATAGTGAATAGCTTCTCTTCTGCGTTGTTGAGAAGATTTCCAAGTTCTGCCGTGGAAAGCTTTAGCCCATTTGGGATATCGAGAGCGAGTCTAGCTTTCATATAGCCAAACGTATCTTTTCCAGAAGCTGTTCGGAGGGGTTCGTATGTATTGTGCCTCTTGGTTTCTAGCTCAACTATTAACTGCTCTTCCATTTGCTTAAAGGCGGCTTCTCGGTAGGCGTTTGCAATTTCAATACTTTTTTCATTATTTGGGTCTACTAGAAGACTCAAAACCCCGCATCGAATCTGATCATAATCTGTAATTGCCAGCATACCTGAATCTTGGGATACGTACGTAAATGAAGGGACTACAAGACCATCTTTTACCCCATACCTACCAGCAGCAAGTAAAAGGCCTTTCTGAACAATCAAAAGATCCTGAGCCTTATTGATCACATCAATAAGCTTTTGATCATCCATCCGTAAGCCTTGATGAATGTCTAAAGCAAGTTTTGATCGCACATAACCAAGAGTCCCGTAAGCAAACGAACTTCGCCTTGTCTGATAATTCAACCGTCTTGCGGATTCAAGAGCCATTTCCAGTTTTGTAGTAAGACGCTCAACAGCTTTGTTTTCAAGTGTCTGAGCCATATCGAGTTGGTTATTTTCTTCCCGGAAAATGGCAAGAATCATTAATTTAAGGGCATCTACATCGTCAATAACCAAGAGATCAGTATCTAGCGAAGCTGGCCTGTAGTTAAGTTTTCCGGTCACCTCTACGAAAGCTGGGGCCGTCCCTTCAATTAAATACGTTCTTAAATCTGAAGAAGTAGGTACAAAGTTTAGGTTTACGACATCACCAGAATCGCAAAGGTAAGCCTGCACAGAGTTTGTAATGAAACCCTGCTGGGCAGTTGTAGTTGTGACTCGATTAGCGCTTTCCAAACCAAAACCAGCGTAGGTGCTTATTGAAGATAGACTTGGCGGTAATGTGAATTGATTGTTTACGACTGCAACTGAAAACCTAGCAAGAACGCCAAGCCATGTTCTTTGGCTGTGTAATCGCCTTTGAGCTTCGTTGATCTTAAGAATAACCCTGGAATCAGAGGAACAGACTCCATTGTCAACGTAAGGGGCAAGAAGTTCTCGTGCCTCTAATAGAGTTGTTGCCATATTAGAACTTAAGAACTTTGAACTTAAAGGTTATAGTTGTTAGCGAAAGTGCTCCGGTTGTCTGAGCTCGTATAGTCACTGTATTTGCGGAAGAGACAGTTCCGGTAAGCCAAACATTTTGAGTTGAAAAAGAACCCTGTGGCGAAACAGCAACAATATCGCCAACAGAAGCTCCGGCAGCACCGTAAGTTGCATCCAGATACCCACCTGCGGGTATCGACCCCGATATAGAACATGTGGGTGAATCAATAATAATATTTTGAGTCGGAGAAGACAGATATTGGGCAAAAAGATCCAGCATTTGCTGCGGAGTCCCGTAACAAGTTTGTGGGGGTAAAGAACCGGATATTAAGGCCATATCAGTATTTTATAGCCCAATAGAAAAAGGCAAGTGGGGGTATGTTGCTGTGCTCAGTAGCAGTGTTTTCTGTGGTACTGTAAGTAAGATCAAAGCTAAAGTTCACAGCTTCACTACCGTCTAGCCTGCCTCTTGGTTGGTCATCGTTGCCGCTGCACCTATTTCCACCCTCAACCCTGCCATTTACAAAACCAGCAGTAATTGAACTTATCGTATGAGTATGCGAAAGCGTTGGAACTTGATCGGTGTTTAAGGCAGTGCATTCCACCCCACCTGTTGTGCCTAAGAATGGTTGAACATTGCCGGCCACAGAAGCTGTAATACGACCCGAGGCTACTGAACCGCCCATGCTTTCAACTCCTGCAATAACTCTTCCACGTAAGTCGGGAAGACCAAATGTAAGGCGACCGTCTCCACTACCATATGAAACACCAATTACAGAGAATAGTCTTGAGTATAGATTTCTGCTGATGCTTTGTCCTCGACAATATAACCACCCAGCAGGCGGTTGATCTGTTGGGAAGGGAAATATGGCGCCTGGAAAATCAAAGTTAACGCTAGCCGTAGAAGTTGCGTCAGGAGGGTCAATGTATATGTTTTGTCCTGCAGATATCTGTGAAACTCCAGGTTGAGCTCCAGTGATGTTTAAGTCACCTATCCTGGCCAAAATAGTGGTATTCTGGTAGACGAAAGGGATAAACGTATCCGTTTTCTTTGGGCTTACAATTTCGGGTAAATAGCTAATTTTCATATTTTTATAATATACCTCAACAGAATAAATGGAGGTAAATGAGAATGCTCTGTTGACGAGGTAACACCACTAGCGCCTCCAGAAGGATTTGATATTGTCAAAGGTAGTGTCGTAGAAGCCGTCCTCCCGCCACCAGATGTTGTTGAAAAATCGTACTCCAAACCAGCTCCTGAGCGTGTTCCACCACTACGACCATTTCGGAAATAACCCTGAGTAAAAGTAGAGCTTAACGTGTGGTAATGTTTTTTAAGTGGAATTTGTGCTTGAGTAAGTGATACACCTTTAGCGCCAACAGTACCGCCAAGAGTATTCCTGGCACTCCCACACCAGGTTTCGGTAAGTACGCCAGCCGCTAAAGCATCGACGGTGTCTAGGCCGCAAATAACACGACCGCTCAGGTTTGGGAGATTGAAGGTAGTCCCACCAGCTGTTCCGCCGTACTTTATGCCGATAGCCGCATACAATGCTGCAGTAGTCCCAGTCTTTGATACTGCTTGCCCGTTGCACTCAAGCCATCCGCTTGGGATTGCCAGATTAGCGACACCGTTGACGTGAGTTCCTGCATAAAGACACATTAGACCCGGGGCATTAAAACTTACTGTACCACTTGTCGTAATTGGAAAACTAGAAAGAGTTGTTCCTATTCCGGCATTTACTGTTTTAACCGTTGAAACGTCAAACAAATCTCGTATTTGGCCAATAGTAATTTGTTTTGTCACAAAGTCAGTTAGCAATGTCCCTTCAGTGACCTCCCCTTGAATGCAAGGGATCACAGTTGCCAACGTTGGTAAGTCGGTATTAGTTAAGTCTGTAATTTTAAATGTCGCCATATTATGTCTTTATTAGGTAAGTAAGGAATATGCACGGGGGCATATTGTTGTGGGGTAAAACAGAGGTTAACGGTGCTGTGGGGTAGACTGGGACTGAAGTAGATACATTGCTTTTTGAAAGTGGGTAGTCGGTTCCAGGCCCACCAATAGACCCAGGAGCTCCGTAATCACCAAAACTACCTGGAGGGGAACATTCACCATCAAAATCTGAGCGGTCCCGATTGCCATAAACAATCATACTCCCAGAGGCAGTATGAGAATGATCACGAATGGGAGCATGAGCTGTGTTCAAGACAGTGTTCTCAGACCCTCCGGTTGAAGCGACCGTGAGTGAGTTTCCGGAGGCAAATATAGCGCCATTCAAAGGGTTAGAGGTTGTTGCGGAGGTCCCAAAAGGTATGCGACCACGAAGATCTGGCACATTAAAAGTTGTTGTGGTGTTTCCAGACCCATATGTTGTACTTACCACTGCAAACAGATTTGCGTATTCAGCGCGACTAACCTCTTGTCCGTTACAATATAACCAGCCGGCAGGCTGTTCCGCATTCATCACGTACGGAACAATAATGCCTGGAAATGTAAAATTGATAATAACTTTGCGTTGGTTAAAGGATGGGCTTGATGTTGATATTGATATGTTTTGACCGCCAGTAAGGCCAGTAACAGTTCCGCCACCGCATAGATTTGTGGCGTTTGATACAAATGTCTTTCTCGTAATACCGTTAACTACAATAGGTAAAACACCAGAAGCTGGTACCTTTGGAAAGTTCCCATCAGGAACAAAAAGTGGTAGATTTCTAATACTGGTAGGCATTTAATTTAACTCCAGAAGATCACCATCTACTTGTAAGAAGCCAGACCCGGTGTAGTTTGAAATTGTCAATGGGTCACCGGTCTCAGTACCAAGATAGTCGTTTTCAACAGTAACGCCCTGGACTAGTTCTGAAAAATACCCCTGCCCGCAACCACACTCTAGAGCTGGGCATTCGTCATCTACGCTAATTGTTACATATATCGTAAACGTTCCTTGAGGATTAACTACAGTAAAACTGTATAAAGTCGCTATACTAGTTTGTGTGGGTACCCCAGATAATGTTCCTGACGATGCGTTTAAGAGAAGCCCTTGTGGTAAATCGGGTGATACGGAATAACTGAGGGTAACTCCGGTTTGTGGCGGAGCAAGTGTCGGTTGCAAAATGCCAATGTTTTCCCCAACAGTCAACGTAAGTGTTGAAGCCGTATTATATGTGTATGATGTTATTGCGCTCATAAACAATTCCCCCCAACAGGCTCAACAAGCTTGGAAGCGTGGAACATTATTTTGTTAAGGGCAAACTGCCCCTCCCATTCGTACCTAAATTGAAAACTGTGACCAACTCTAGCTAGTGTCCCAGTAGATGTGACGCAGGAATTGTCAGGAGTTGGGAGACGAAGCTGAGATCTGTATTGGTCTTTGATATTGACTGGCTTGTAGAAGCCACATTCGGAAGCTGAAGGAATTACAACAGGTGCTTCAAGAGCAACATAAGAAGTCCCAGTATTAAGGATAGTAACGACACCTGTAGAAGCGTTATAGCTTACATTACCTAGGATAAACTGAACATAAAAGTCGGTTGGAACTGCTGCATCAACAAGGCCTACTGCAGCATAGAGCCATGGATAAGTGCCTGTTGCGGGTAAAGTAGTGCCGGTCCAAAGAGCAGTAGTTAATACATCAGCAATGTCTTGCGCAGTGACAGGCCAACTCAGAATTGAAGTATTCCGTTCACTTAAAGTATTAAGATATGAACGCTCAACTGCTGAAGTTGCTAGATTTCCAACTCGACTACCAGTTGTGTTTGACAAACGAATGTAGAAGTCTTTTTGATCTTTAAAGTTAATGCGCCAGGTATTAGCTCGCTCTACTGTTTTACCTGAAGCCTTGACAGTTTCAAACCCTTGAGTTGCACTCACGTTTGCAACAGAGGTGATGCAAGACTCAAGTTCAGAACAAGTATTAAAAGAATGCCAAGGGAACCAACATGGATTTTCGTCTGGGCGATAGTACACATTCACTTTAGTATCTCCAGATAGCTCACCTATCCACATGTCGCCGCGCTCAAGTTTTTTTAAGTTCCAAGGACTATTGAAATCGTAACCTCGAGTTTCAACAGCAGCTTGTATTTTTTTGGCAGACTGCCCAAGAGGATAGTCAAATAGGGCCCAGGGATAGTTTTCCCAAAGGGTGTTACTATTGGAAATATTATCGTAGGAAAAGATAAAACATCTAGGCAGCCGGTTTGTAATCCCCGTAAGCAGTTGCAAAACTTCAAGCCCAGTCCAAACACCGTCAAAAATGGCTGGCTGTTTTTCTCCAGAGGTTCCAAGGCTATTAAAGTCTAAAACACCGATACCTTGAAAGGATATTGGACGTGTCTTAATTACCTCAGATTCAATGTTTTCTAAGTTTTCACGAGGGGAAACAGTGTATAATAACCGATTATCATGGTAGACCGCTGACCCTGCGCTTAAAAGCGACTCCGTATCGTAATCCATGATAATATCCATCTCAGTACTGATTGGCGTAACGTTGTAACCGTCCTGCTGTGCTCTTGCATTTCGGTAAGTGCGTATCCCGTCGAGGCTACGGAAAAACAAATCATTGTTAATTGCAACAACGGTTCTATCGCTTGTTAGGCCAATTCCAGAAAGAGCTACCCTTTGAAATCCAGGTGTAGATTTCCAAAGGTCTCTAGGCACAGAAACTGCAAAAGACGATACCCCGGACTCACCGAAAACAAGCAACTCGCCTTGCCCAGTGGAAGTATCTCCGGTTGGCATAAACGAAAGACCACGAATCGAGCCCATCTGAGAAGGTATTTGCAAAAAACCGCCTTCGTTTAGATATTGAGTTTCAGTAAACCGCAAAAGGTCTGACTCTTGACCTTCTTGAGCCTTCACGACAAAACCGCCAACACCAACATTTGTAATTGGAGTTGATATTGTAAATGTTGTGCCGCTTGCGGCGACTACACGCCATGTCCCATTGATGTTTGGTGTTGAGCTATGCCCAGATATTGAAACAACATCACCTGCTACAAAGCCATGAGTAGTTGTAGTTGAGATTTGGCCATACGGACCCTGAAAAGATTGAACTATTGCTGTTTGGTTAGAAGAACCGCCAAAGACAATATCCCCGGCCTGGAATGAATCTTTTGTAGGGCTTGCAACAAACAAACGTCCCTGGCCATAGGCCATGTACGTCCCAATCGGCATTGTGTATGACAAAATATTTTCTGCGGTTGGGTCATTCTGATTGCTCCCAACACCTGTCTGAAAAAGACTGTCGCCGTTCCAAACCCAAGGCCGGTCAACACCGTTTTGCATAATAAGATATTTTTCAGCCTGGCAAAAATAGACTTTCTTTGTTGCGTCTACTCGAAAGAGATTGTCTAAGTAAAACGGAGGATTGCTTATCAGCCCAGTGTAGCGAGTTGAACCAGGGTTAAAATTAATGTTAAGCCTAGATACAAAGCCTTGAACTGGGGAAATCCTAAATACGTACCCGCCAGCTACAGCAATAATACAGCTAAGATCTGGATTACTTTTGTTTACGTAAAAATAAGCGCCCTGAAAATAGTTACCTGTCTTAACCCCTGAAGAGTTTTTGCCAGAAGAAAACAAGGCTAAAGACCCAGGGTAATCCGGATCATCAGTCAAAAAGACTTGTTGAAAGCCAGGACGAGTCTTTGCTCGCCCACCTCGCATGGTGACGTTTATGCCAACACGAACAGTATTCTTATTAGAGTTAAGCGGAGACCTAGAAGAGTCCATCCCACCACTCCAATCATACTGGCCATCGTTAATGATCAAATTGTCAGCCATAACCTTAAGCGGATTTGGACTTTAGAAATATCCGTCTCATTGTTTGAGTTTACCCTCTTTTAAATTTGCGCAATACGCCCCAATTATCTCTCCAGGAAGAGTTGGGGGAAAAATAGATAGACTTAGTTTTTGGAAGTCTAGTGCTTGGGACAGCGAATACCGCGTCTTGAGGGATATGATAAAAGATAAAGATATCACATACGTTTGGTTTATATTTCATCTTTTCTTTATTGATTTTCAAATACGCTCCATACCCATAACCAGCTCCACGAACAGCTAAGAACTTCAGTTTGTTACGGGCGTGGGCATCGGAAGCGCCCATAGTACTCTTGACCTGAACTCGGCACAGTTTCCCCTTCCAATCAGTAATCAGATCGTACCCATCGTCAATTATAGGTGTGCTAACGAGAAAACCTTGTTCAAGAAGCTTTGCGACTACCTTCTGGACACCGACGGCACCAATCCGAAGGCTCACAGCCACCCCCTACCAAGGACATTTGCGGCCAAACGTCTTCTCCTGTAAACGCCATCCCCGTCCCGGCTACCACCACCATTTGTATTCCCCTCAATTGTCACTAACCAATCCCCCTCGTTTTTCTCCACAAGGCCAACGTGCGCCACCCTGCCCATCGAATGGAACCAGATTCCAAAGACGTCTGCGGGTTTGAGCGGGGTTCCCTTCCTTTGTCGATCCCAGGTGGGTTTTGCAAGAAATGTCGGGCTCCAAGCCGACCTAGGGTAGGGATTAAATAGCGTTGCCCCAAAAGCCTTGTCGCCAACCCAAACAATAAATGCTGCGCACCAAGGTGATTTAGTGCCTTCAAGATTTACCGATGAAAGGATCTCGTCCACCAAGGCCCCGTCGTTCCGTCCCGACAGTTCCCGAATTCCGATGCTTTTACGGGCCTGTTCGACGATGAGAACCCTCTGCGCCTCAGTTCCTGGGCCAGCCAGAGAGTCGGAAACAAACGCAAAAAGAATCGCAGCATATATTATTACTTGCATGAAAGAATTGCTGCGATAAGAAGAACACCAAAAACAAACGAGAAGATTGCAAGTCTTGTCTTTGGGCAAGCCTCCTTCCAATCATCTTTTAAAACACCTTTGTCAACGTACTGGTCGAGAATCTTCCAATCCATTTGAAGCACCGACCAAGCTAGAAATGTGCAAAACAAAAACCGGACGGCTCCGAATGCAAGAACATGCAAGGAACCAAGATCAACAACGCCAGCTGTGCTGTCGAAACCCTGAAGAATAGGGCCTAGAAAAAAGAAAATGATGATAGCGACACTCAGAGCAACTAAGCCCTGAAAGCTATTTCGGATCCACCGAATCACCAGGGTATCCCCACAAATTTACGAGCTATAGCCATAACCCCGCTAAATAAGAACCCACGGAAGACCCAAAGCACCAAAGCAATAATTGCGCCACGATAGATCCACAATTCTTTAAGGGCTTTACGTTGTTTCTCTTTCCAGACGACTGCGTTCTTAACGGCTTCGTTCTTTTCTTTAATCGCCTGCTCTAAAGCCTCTGTATTGGCGTAACACGCCTCTTTAGCGGACTTTAATTGCTCTTTAGCGGCCTCTATATGCTTTTTAGCCTCTGGGTTCGCGACGGCAGAGGCAGCATCAAGCCTAGCCTCTGTGGTAGTGAAATTAGGTAGACCCCTGCTTGAAACTGTCGTACAACCCGAAAGAAAGAGACAAGCTAGTATCAAAAGCACGCTCATGGCTGATTTTGACATACTTTTGTCTAGACGCAACAGAGGTTATTTTACTCCAAGTTTTTCGGCTACCCACGTTCCAACAAAAGAAAATAGGAGACCAATTGCCCCTGCCCACCCTACAACAAGATTGATATGTTTCTCCGCGTGATGCAAACGGTCTGAGTGACCAGAAAGCATCTCATCGTGCCGGCGAATTAAATCAACAACCGAGTCAAGCTTAGCATCAATTCCGGCAAGTTTTACGCAGATTTCGTTTACGTCTTTGCGGGGCATGTGTTTTCTCCAGTCGTTCTAACTTTTTATTTAAACGGTCTCGCACCGCTTCAGCATTAAGCGAAAATCCACAAATCCTAAAAAGAGGTTCAGTGATCTGAAAGAACTCTCTGAAATGTTCAGGAGTAAAAGCCCAATCAGGCTTTCTTTTGGTCCGACACGGTAAAGCGGCGAGATCAAGATCAGCTACAGCTTGCTCGACAATCGCTGCCGTAAGATCAAGCCATCCTCGCATTAGCGTCCAACTTTCTCTCAACTGCATTCTCAAAAGAAATTGGTTCTTGGGGCTCAGCACCAACCGTATCAAGCCTAACTTCGTGGCCTTCGATTGCTTCAAGAACCATCTTCCCATTTGTGAACTGAACTCGAGCTATTGCTTCAAACGATTCCCCGGGTTGGACTCCTTGCGGGGGTACAAAACCACTTGGAATCGGGAATACAACTAGATCGGCAGCTAAAGAAGCCGTCTCTGCGACGTTTTCTGTCTGCTTAGCGGTAACTTGATTGGCTAACATAAGAATAGGTGAAGACTCCTAGGGGATAGAACCCTAGGAGCCTCCATTAATTACTTAAGCGTTGACTCGGTTAACGAGAACAATGAGCTCGTTAATTTTGTCAGCCAGAACCTTGAAGTTATTATTCACAAGGGTCTGGGTAGGGGTCGCAGTCACATCACTAACAGTGTTACCCGTAGTGCCTGTAGCGGCAGTAAGAGAAACGACGTTAGTCCACGCACCACCATTGGCCAGGACATTGCGGACTCCAGCCGCAAAGACCTGATCTTGTGTTTGAATAGAGAGAGGAAGAGCCATATATATGTTCTCCTTTCTCTATTTAGCTGATGGTGTTGCGCAAGTGACGGATTACGTAACCCATGTGCGGGAAGATGGGTTTAGCGCCATTTGAGAAAATGGCCCTAAAATATCCCAAAGTTCCGTCTGGGTTATTTACGCGATCCGGGATGTTCCTCCAGGTGAACTCGCCACGATAGTTTTGAGCGTTGAACTCCATTCCACCACCAATGCTCAAGGGCTTGGGGACCAAGCTCGTGAACACTTCCGGAACAAAGATAATAGTATCTTCGTACGCGGCAGTGAGGTAGTTGGAATTAAGTTCATACTTAAATCCCTGGGTTTTATTGCCAGATGACGAACTATTGTTGGAGGAACGAACAAACGGGTAAACCCGAGTGAACGTAGTGCCACTGAGGGAGTAACGAGGCGCAAACGCATCTACCAAGTGATGGAAGTTGCGGTAGCTGCGCTGTACACCCAAGGGGGCGAGCAATTCGTTAACCCGTTCGCTCCAGCGGAAATCCTGACGGATATCCGCGTTAGCCCGGATCAAGGAATCACTGGTTTCGGGCGACATAATCGCCAAGAACACAGGGGCTCCGTTAGACCGATCGTAGGCGTTTGCACCTGCTCCATTGCGGAGAAGATCCATATACACCCGATCAAGGATGGTCTGGGTCAACTGCGTAGCGGCGGCGGTTGCTGTCGTGGCGCTGGGGAAACCACTTACACGAGTGTCAACACCAGTTGACAATTTTCGGATGGTCCCACCAATACCAACGTCCTCACCTGAGGCAACAACGGTAGAGGTAGTCGCCAGAAGCTTATTTTCGGCTTGGTCGACGTACTGGTCACGATACCGCTGAATCCAGACTTCAGTCGTGGATTCGGTCATGATTTGCATGATGTTGGAGAGCTGCTCTTTCCGTTTCATGGGGAAGCGCAGGTCATTCAACGAGACGTTAGGGGATTCAAGCGCAGCGTGCTGCAGCCCGTAGGTCCGAAGCGTCTGACCGAAGTCCAACACTTTACCAACGCTGCTAGGGAAAGAATTAGCATTCCCCGAAGCACCTGAGTCAGCGCCAGTTCCGTCATACGACAATGTGCCACCGTAAGAACCGCCGTTTTGCGAAACGTTGTTCCAAGAGATCTTGGGACCACTACCGTCATAAGGTAGCGAACGCTCGTAAACCAGAACGGAAACGGTGTCACCCATCTCATCCGGCCAAGCATCTTGTTTAACCAATTTGAGCCAGGGGCTCGTATCAACTGTTTTACGATAAATATCGTCACCGATACGGTTGCTCTCAGAGATAAGCAACTGCTCGATTGCTGTGTATTCAGTAGCCATAGTATTTAGTGTCCTTTCAAAAGTAAATTTAGAAACTGTAAGTCCATTGCCGAAGGTAATGGCAGTTCCTGTGTTTGTTTCCCTGGCGGCATCCCAGAGCTTTTATTGCCCGTAAGCTATTCGTCCTCGACTAACGCGGTGGCGGCCCGCGGATACGCCCATGTCAATTTCTAACAGCTAATGTAGATCGTAATGCTTTTTAAAACTTGTCAAGTGGGGCTGGGAATTAGTCAATGGTAACAGCGCTGAAAGACATAATAGAGTCAGGTCCCTGGCCTATGGTGTGCACGTCTGGAAATACGGCGGGTGACACTTTCCAGAAGTTGAACTTGAAAATAAAATTCGGAGCGCAATCGAGCTCAAAAACAACTAGCTTAGGTATTCCATTTTTTGGTAGTTTTTCCGAGAAGGTGTTAGCTTGCACACCATTTAAGCTGTCTACAGTTGTGACGACACTAATGTAGTCTGGGCAATACTGGGGGTCGCCAACAGTATCAATCAAAACACCAATCCTTACTTTCAGAAAGTACCAATTCTGAATATTAACGATATTAAAAGGGCTTGTTGTCAAAAGATCCTCCTTCCCCCCAACAGCGAAAGTAAAGGCCTCCGCATAAAAACCATTACCTTGGCTATCGGGAGTATCGTAAGAAAAGTAAGACGTCCTTACGTTTTTTGCACCCAATCGATACTTATTGGAAGCGTTAAAACTAGCTTCCCACCACTCTGAGTAACCGGGGTAATTAACATAAGTCGTGGGAACGCCAAATCCTGGTACAGTTGCTATACAGCTGTCTGGATTGTAAGTGGACACCAATAATCCTATGTTGTTAAAATAGGGTCTCTTAACAAAGGTTGGGTAGCTGCTGAATTCAGCCCCAAGCTCATCACAGAGTAAATTAGCGTTTGTGTTTGCTGGCGGTGGATCATTAATTATAACTGTCGAGGGGTTTATCGCTGGGTCTGAAAGAACAAAATCTGAAGAAGGTGGTACTCTACCAAAGATTTTTACTGGTACTGGACGAATTAGGTAGCTCCCAACGTTGCCGTAAACGTTTCCCAGAATTGAAGTACTCCCAAACTTACTAAACTTTTTTGGAAACCTAGATAAATTAAACTGAAGCGCTGCATCACCCTGTTCAAAGCCGCAATAATAAATATTTGGAATCAGGTTTTCTAAAAGGAGGGTAATTTGATGGGTGTAGTTTGAGGGGTTTGCCTGAGAATACCCAGGTATGGCTACCCGTATTCGATACTTGTCAGAACCTTTTACAATTATGTTTTTGCCAGCTCCCCGAACAATATCGTAAGACTTTGAATAATTGTGGGAGACGTGAAGGTTAAAGAATTCTCCAGTTGCTGCGTTTTGAAGCCCCATAGTTGCGTCAGAAGCATTTTTAGTGCCTTGCCCCGGAGATAAGACTGAGACTGTAGAAATAATCCCAACAACTCTTACCGCGGCTGGGAAATAAAAAAACCTATCGGCTCCCGTCTCATTTGCCTCTTGCGCGGGGGAAACCCCAAAATATACAACTTTGTCGGCTGTTCCAGAATTTGCGGTTACAGCATGCGAAAGAGACAAAGTAAAGAAACCAGTCTTCTCCCGCAACGTGCTGACTAGGGTTGGAACCTCGGTCAGTAGCGTTTCTGTATCGGGTGATCCTGAGAGGAACATTTTTTAAGCCTCAATAGCGATCCACATTGCGTATGGCGTACTAGTTGCTTGATTCACTTCTGCCTTCAGATAAATTGCAGCAGTAGGAATATAAGATCCTTCAAAAATGATACCGCCACCTTTTTTTGGTAAAAGGATACCGTTGCCGCTGTTGCCGCTAGTCGAAGGTATATTTAAAGGAGTTGGATTTTCGGGAGCGTACCCAATGCCAAGATACATATCAGCAGATGCTGAAAGGTTCTGGACTAATAAATACTTCCGTGCTGGGTTTTGTTCAAAAATTTTATCGGTCCCGGATTGAAGCAGTCCTTGTCTTACCGACTTTGAAGTGGCTCCGCTTCTGGGAACAGTCGTTATTGTGCCACTTACTGGAATCGGATTACCTATGCTGTTTGTTACCTCTACCTCGTTATTAGTGGTGGAGCCAGTCTTAGCCTCAATCTTATTGAGGAGACTAACTGTCTTTCGCAGGGACGTATCCGCCCCATCGTTGGCGAAGGGCGTATCGTCCACGGATTACAAACCTTTTTCGAGGGCTTCTAAGAAGCTAAGACCTTTATCGAGTTTTTCCGACTTGGCTGAAGCCGTACCAGAACCAGCGCCAGGAGTTGCTTTTCGGTACTCGGCCAGATTCGTTTTAAGGCTGGCCATTTCTTGATTGGTTTTGGCTATGTACTCCTTAAACACTTGCATCACCAAAGGAAGCGAAACTGCTTGGTACGTGAGGGCCGCTCTGGCGCGATGGTCAAGGGGCTCGGTATCTAATTTTTCGGCTTCCGTACGTATATTATCAATAGTTTTGTTCCATTGGTCGTTGCCATCGACTTTCTTAAGTAAAGGCATGTCCTCCTGGTATTTGTCCCATACTTCAGAAAACGCCTTCTTGGCTTCCGAATCATACGTAGCTCGATTGGCGCGTTCAGCTTCTTCCTGACGTTTTGTGAGTTGGAGCAAGGCTTCCTTGCTGTTTTTCAAAAGGTCTTCTTTTTTAGAGTTAAGCTGGGCAAGCTCTTCAACTTTATTACGAACGGCAAGAGCATCAACTGGGTCGATTTCACTGGTTAGAGACTTAACCAACTGCCTACGTTTTGCGGCATCTGGTTCAGAAGCAGCTTCTAAAACATTTCCAGCCTTAAGCTCGTAAGAAGAGAAAATATCCGAGATTTCTTTTGAAGCCTTTGCAATAGGCTCAGAAATACTTGTTTTAAACTCTTTAGTTGCCTCAAGTTTAAAGACTCGAAGCTCCCCTTCTAGCTCGTCACGTTCTTTCTTAAACTGCTCAAGACGCTCGTTGTACTCGGCAAGCTGCGTATCATCTTCGGCCTTATTACCGCTTTCTTCAACCACTTCGGTGCGATTGGCGACCTTGCTCTCAAATTCTTTAAGTTTTGACTTAGCCTCACGCAATTCTTTGGTGAGCTTAGCAAACGCTGTCTGTGCGGCTGGAGAGGCAGTAGAAGGAGTTTCCTCGGAAACAGCTTCGAGTTCTGGTTTTGATTCAGTAGTTTCTTCAGGAAGACCAAGCTTTCCAAGCTGATCCAAAACAGAGCCTGGGGTCTTAGCGGTAGCTGTTTCTACCGGAGTCTCAGCTTTGGGCGCAACAGCCTCGGCAGGCTTACTCTCCGCAACCTTTTCTTTTTTTGCAACTGCAACTGGCTCTTTTGGGGTAGCCGCTTTGTTTAACGGCACTGGGCCGTCAGTTCCAAGCGCAGCATCTAAGGCTTCGGCAAGAGTAAAAGGAGTTTTTGGTGCAACTACCTCAGGGGCGCTGCTAACAGATTCTACTGCTGGTTCAACTTGAGGCTCGGCTGTGGCTGTTGACATTATTATTCACTCCCCTTATTCGTTTCGCTCCAAGGCTCAGGCAAAGGCTCTGAAGGTTGTTTCAACTCTTTAAGAACTTCGATATTGCGAAGGGCATCATAATACCCCTCACGTTTGGAATTAATAAGAGCATTAAACTGAATTGCGTCCATTCCGGTAGGAACTTTCACTTCAGCAGGTAAAGCTACTTCCATGAGTACAGATAAACCTGCTTTGAGTGCAGGATTTTCTTCCCAAGCTTTTTTCCATTGTAGTTGTAGATCGTCTCTTTTGGCCCACTCGTGTAGTTTCATTGTGTCTCGACACTATCTGGTCAATACGTTTTAAGCAAGTTTATTCTTCTTTATCTTTTGAGCTGTTTCCGCGTCGCGCAAAGCGAGTTTCTGCTGATGGTCAGTAGCCTTAATTTGTTGGTCAAGTTGAGCATTTGATAGTTTAATTTGTGAATCTATTTTTGCTTTTTGAAGACTCATTAATGTCTTGGGGTCTGCATTCTGATTTTGCTGCCTAGCTCGCATCTCCTGTTGTTTCCTGGCCTCAGCTTCAAGCTCTTTCGAAATGTTCTCAACCGCTTCACGCATTTGATTAAGTGCTTCTTTAGCTGCCTTAACTTCAGGCTGGCGTTGCTCGTCGGACAACATTGGCTGGAGATGAGAAAGCGCGTGCGGGTAGAGAAGCTGAAAGTAATTCCCAACAACTTGCTTGTTTACTTGGTTCTGTTGGAGCGCCTGCAGGAATCGCATTGCGTCCTCAAGATGTACTTTAAGATGCACAGCGTGGTTCTCGCCTTGTTGAACGCTGACGCCCCGTCCGTTTTGCATCGTTCCGTTTTCAAGCTCTGCAATTTTGGCGTCAACTGGCATACGATCGACATCTGCCTTCGGAACATATCTGTCGACCTGGTCGTAACCAACCCTAGCAGCAACACGGTCACGAATAAGATTCTGCTGCCCAACCTCGTCAAATCTCGGCAAGATTTGCATGAACTCATTGAACGCAAGCATACGAGCCCCAGGGCTCCCTGCCCCAACAGCGCGCACAGCCTGTACTCGATACACGCTTTGAACGGCTTTCCACGGAACTCCCCTAGCCTCTACTCGTTTCTTAAAATCAAGGGCCTCTTGGCCACCTGGTTCGTCTTTCCTATACGAAACGTTAGCAAGCCTTCGGAACTGCTCGCTAAGCAGTTTCTGAAAAGGAATGTAATAAAGATTCATAGCCTGCGTGGAGAGAACTGATTGTTGCGCAAGCTGAGCTTGAACTTCGGTGGCTGTCCGAGCGTCGCCATCAGGCATCACCTGACGTTGATTATAAGTACCAGTGTTATTTTGCCGAACTGTCTCCAGGTCGCGAACGATTGGGAGAACATTTGCGGCAAGATTCGGCATGGAGCGTTCCACTACATTGATGCCAGGAGGTAAAATACTTAATGGCCCATTGTACATCAAAGTAAGATTGGTTACGTCCTCTCCGGTAGAAGGCTGAACCATCATCGCTGAGGACAACATGGCTCCGTCAACAACCGCATTACGCAGACGATTGGACAGCTGAATAAATGGGAACAGTTTATAGCCTAGACCACGAACGCTATGCAGGAGGCCATTGGTACCAATCCCGTAAGAAAACAAAACGTACGCTTCGTTGGCGTGAGAAAATCGACTTACTTTGGTGAAGAGAAACTGCTCAGAATCGCCGGAGCGCAAACCAATGTGATGTGAAATTGATCCGTCAAACTCTTTAACAAAATAATGAACGCACCGAATCGTCTGGGATCGTGCGTGAGAATACATCAGATCGTTGTTCTTAAGCTCTTCCTGAAGCTTTTCCCAGTCACGGGTTGTTGCTCTACCTGTTTCAGTCGACAACATAATGGCTCGTCGGGTCTCTTCAACATTCCATCCTAGCTCGGAAGCCACCTTTTCATTTTCAATAAACTGATAAAGCTCACCAACCAAATAGGCTCGTTCGATAATGGCGACCTCAATCTTCGTGTCGCAAGCGGGGGTTCCACGGGGAACTTTAAAATCCTTTAATCCGGAGACATCCCATTTCCAATTTCGATTATCTTCGAAATAAGCTACGCCCACTCCCTGAGCAATAAACTGATGAGCCAGCATTTGCTGCTTGTAAAAGAACTCATCCCAATCAGTCAGAGTTCTGTGGAACTCTTCTGCAATAATGTTTTCCCACTCTACACGCTGAACGTCGTCCCCTTCAGACGTTTTAACGGAAGCCAATCTATCTACGGAGTTAACCAGGTCGGAATAAGCGGACATAGCCGTTTCGAGGGCTGCAGCGGACTCACCAAAGTTTAAGTTGGCTCGGTAACCCTGCCCGAGGGCTTTTAATTTTTGAGGACTGTAGGGTGGCTCACCATCCATCATCGATTGAATCTTGCTTCGATCAATGGAGGAAGCGTCATCCGCATTACGAATCGCCGTGTAAATAGCGTGTGCGCTTTTAGCGTCCTTAATACGCGTTCTGGGTGCTTTCCCAGATTCGGAAATATTTTCTAGTTCAATCGACACGTCCCCTTGAGTCTAACATTCAATAAATTTCGTCAAGGGGGCTATCCGGCGTTAAGCAACTGCCTGTCTTCGTAAGAACTTACGTCCATCTTTACGGCTTGTTTAAGCCACCCCTCACCGCGGGACACAACAAGTTTACCTCCAGCATAAGCGCCAAGCCGATGGCGACAGATATCTAAAAGCATAAAAGCTGCGTCCGCCAAATCGGGTGACTTTCCCATTCTAGCCTTCATGTCTTTTTTGGGTTCAACCACAAGTTTACCTCCGGACATGGTGCTGTATTTTCGTGCCGTAAGCTCTCTAGCTAGATCCGGGGTAATTCCTTTGAGCTGGCCAGACCTCAAAAACTCCACACCAACATACCAAAGCTCTGTAACGCGATTTGAGAACTTCTCGTTTGCCCGTACAGGGCTTATGCCACTTGTCGGTAGCATTGTTGGTTTTTCTCCAAACTTGACCCGAAAGACCCGGGACGACCACATTTCGCTTAGGATGTCACAAAACGGGTCCCCTGCGCCCGTAGCGTCGACCGCAAGGTGTTCCGGCCGTACCCCCTCTCTTTCGCAGATCTCGCGCACCTGGCGGGCAATTTGAAAGTTTCTCGGTTCATTAGCCCTAGTTGAGTCTTCCCGCAAAAGATAGGGCTTCCCAAAGGATACCGCAGGTACCCCTACATTTGTTTTACCATAAGCTCCAATATACAGGACGCTTCGATCTCCCCCATTGGTGAAGGCTGGGTCGAACCCAGCTACTTTTGTGGGAGCCCCATCCCAAACAGGCTGCGCCTCCCCTTCGTACCGACGAATATCCGCTTCCGAATAAATGTTCTGCTCAGCACCGATGGGCGAGGGAAAAGAACGGATGAACCGCCAATACGAAAGGGAGTTTTCACCTTGGTACTCCCTGGCCTCACGAAGTTGCTTGGTTGTGAGTAGGAATGGCCACTCATCGTCTGAATCAATATTGGGTGTTCGCTCACCGTCGAGATGGATGCATTTGCCCCGGCTAGTATCCCACTCATCCATTTCGGCATTCACGCTGTTCCAGGTGTTGACTGGCGCTATGAACTGACCGAAAGGATCGTATGCAGAGGCAAAGTTACCAAGAGCGATACATTGGAAATAGGGGTTGGAGTCGAGATTGTGGATGGCTTCGAAGATGGCTGGGGAAACGTCCGTGGCTTCGTCGACAAGGAGGAACACTCTCTTATTTTTAAGCCCAATCAATTTCTCGGTAGCTTCTTTCTCTTTATCCTTAGCCGAGGGGATCAGGGTAATAGACGACCGATCGCTGCCGGCTTCTTCCATAATTAATTTGCCCATTGAATCGACGATCTTCCCCGGAAGGCCTTGAACTTGGATATGCCTCTCCCGTATCACTCCCCACATCCGTTTCCTCGCTTCACGAACAGAGGTAGTCGTGACAAGAACCAAGGTATTGAAGGGATCAGCAAGCCAATTCACTAAACCCCAAATTCCAATACAGTGAGTTTTACTCGAGGATTTAGGACCTGAAATTCCAAGATAATTGTGCTGACACGCGGCTTCAAAAATTCTTTCGGCCCACGGATTCCACTGAAATCCGCCTTTGTTTTTCTTTTTATCATACGGCCAAAGTAGCTCTACAACTCTCCGAAAATGCGCATATTTTCCCAAACCTCCGCTTTCTGCAGAAAAATTTTCGCGGAAACCAATAAGTTCAATTGTTAATTCAGTAGTTCCGGAAGGCCAAGTTCGCCCATATCGCTCAAAAGACTCACTCACATCCATTTGCAATGTTAAAAGTGGTCAAGAATCCGTCAAGATTTTTTAGCCGATTTCTGTAATTACCTAACCTACATGCTTTTCCGATCTTTTCCAATTGGGCTATGACCCCGCTTATGTAAGTTACTTATTTCCAACTATTTCCGATAAGCCCTTCATAAAAAGGAAAATACATAGGAAAGCTCGGAAACGCAATCGGCAA